ATCTGAAACAGGGCCATAATAAGCTATTCCGCCCATTTCTAAGTAAGAAAGAGCATCAACTTCTCTTCTTTCTAATGATGGTTCGCTCATCCAAAAGTGATCTTCCATTGACATTGCCATAGGGAATGTGCCGCTGGAATTACCTACTGCTGCCGATTCAACTTCTAACCATAATTTACCTTGTCTGTCCGATACCACATTACCAACAATAGCGGCACTCGTTTCTGTGTATATACCATCATATATACTTGTTCTATCAGACGAGAAAGAATCTAGTGGAAAATTGAATTCTACTCTACCATCAGTTTCTACATCCATTACTTGTAATACAGTGCTATGCCATCGCAAATAATGATAGATTACTCTTTCCAAATCCGCTTCTAGTAACAGAGTCCAACCAGAAGGAAAATTTTTGTCAGAGGCGGCTTGACCGGCAGGATCAGTAGAACTAGTTACATCAATGGAAAATGCTTCCATCTCTTTCATAATATCAGCAGGAGAGACTACTTCAAATTCGACAGTACCCTGTCTATAATCCCAATCTATTGTTCCTTCTCGTATATATCCTACAAAGAATACACCAGAACGATTAGTAGCATTACCACCAAATGTATTACGCGTACTTTCCCACCAATCTTCCCCAAATAATATAACTAAGGCATTATCTCTTACAGTATCTTCATCTATATCTTCGAATATTCTTATTCTAGTTCTGTATCCACCCGCTTGTCTAGAACCCTTTAATGTTTCCATTTCCCACTGTAATATTGGAACGTTATCTCCTTCTCCTGGTCTATCATAAAGAGAAACAAAACGATAAGAAGTATCAGTTCCACCACTAGCATTACTTACAGCTAGAGTAGTTACATAATGCCCACAATCATTGTAACTCCTATAACCAGGAGTACAATCACTAGAGCCAGTAACAGTTGCACCACCCATTGTCCATTCATAAGTTAAAGCATCTCCTTTCAGATTGTGTGTTCCATCTGCGGTGTAATATACATCATCTCCAACAAATCCCGCATAATGACAGCCCATGCAAACAAATGAACCTAACACACTATTCTGATCTGTATACGCGACATCATAATCTTTATACCAAAGAGTTTTCATTGGTTTTGCAGGGTCTTGTATAATTCTCTGGTACACGGGAACTATCTCAATGTAACGTAATACTGTAAGATAATCTTTATCTTTCCAGTTTATATGAGAGTTAGCTTGTACTGTTAGTACACTTGATGTAGCGCTTTTTACTCTTACTCTACCTTTGTCACTCTTACCAACAGAAGTGCCCACTAACATTATAAAGTGTTCTTCTACCAGATTGTAATTCCCATCTGTAACGCCATCATACGTTATCTCTCTCTCACCTTTAACTATGCTTGCATCATTTACTTGACAAGCTAGTGCAGTTTGAGGTTGATAAATAGATAAATATAAATCACTACTATGTGATTTGGTATTAACTAATGCTTTTTGTGCAGCGGTTAATGTTGTCATGTTCTTATGTTGCTAATCACTAATGTTACATTTGTTTGATTTTCAGCGAAGAATGTTCTAAACTCTGGTTCATTTATTACACAACCAGAATAAGAAAAGAATTCATATGTTGGATAATTATATCTAGGAAGGTCTACAACAGCAGTCCCTGTTACATAAACTTGCTCAAAGAAATCTTGTAATTGCCAAGTTCCACTAGGAAAAGATAGTTGCCAAGACATTTCATATTCTCTTACTCCAGGATAAACGCTATGTCCTACCCCATCTCGACCAATAGCATGTCTACCTACCCATCCGCCGGATGTAGGCTCTAACAGAAATTCTATCCCATTAACCTTGTAACTCATCTTTGTACCTCTAGTTGTATCTCTCCTATCTCGCCCATTGTATTATCTACAATCCTTCCAACCAAATCGGGGGCAAGGTCTATTCTAATTCTAGCCTTACCACTACCGCCATAACTATTTGCTTGTGCTAATGGAGTAAAATCTACTCTTTCTGGTACTTCACCAAACATTGCTAATGTAGGTCTAGTGGCTATTATTGTGCCACCGGATGCTTTTTCAGGAATTTTCTTCAAACTTGAAGAATCGGACGAATAAGATGGATATAAATTGGTTGGCGGGGGCGGAACAACTTTTTCCAAGTCTTCTAGAATATCTAGTGCCGCATCTTTGGCGGCATCAACTTCCCTTATCATTTTCCATATATCATCTATTGTATTATCTATAGAACGCTCGACCTCGCCACCCTTGCCAAATATAGCTATAAATAAATCCCCAATTAATCCTAATTTCTCTTTACTAAGATCGTGTAGTTCACCATAAGTTGCACCTAATTCTCTAAGAAGATCATCACGATGATCTTTTAGAGCTTGTATTTCTTCATCATATTCTTTCTCTCTTTCTTTCTTTTCTTTTTCCTTGGCAATTTTAGTTTCTTCTTCTTCTTTCTTTCTTGCTTTTTCCGCTTCGATTCGCTCCTTTTCAGCCTGCGCCTTTATTTCTTTTATCTGTTCTGCATGTTCAGCACGCAATTTCGCTAACTTCTCTTTACGCCACTTATTTATATCAGCCATTTCCTGCTGATGTTCCCTTTGTCTATCCTCTCTATCCTGATCTCTTTCCCTATCCATTTGTGTCTTATCAAGATTGTAGCGTCTGATAAGTCTCATTACCTGAGAAGCGTCCCGCTTACGCAAAGCATCTTCAAGATCAAACAAGAATTCTTCTCGTAATCTTCTTAATTGTTCTTGATAATCTTTTTGGGCTTTTATTTCATTTTCTCTATATTTTTCATTTTCTTCTTTGAGCTTATCATTAAAGTCTTTATTCAGATCAGCAATACTTTTTGCTAATTCTTCATTCGCTTTTAGAGTTGCTTCTTTTGCTTTAATATTAATCTTATCTATTTCTTCATAATAATCTTCCCATATTTCTTTTAATTTTTCAGTGCATTTATCATCAATTTCTTTCATATCATCAGCAAATTCATTTTCCGTTTTTATCATATCATCTTGATATTTTTGTTTTATTCTTAAAATGTCTACACCTAACTGTTCCACAGACGTTTCCATTTCAGCGGCTTTTTTATCAAAATCACTAGTAGGTAATGGAGGGCCCACATAATCTTCTCCATAATCACCAACCATTAACAATTCTAAAATTTCATCCATCTTATCCTTAAATGTAGATGCTTTTTCTAAATATTGATCCCAATTCCGTATACTACCATCTATTATTCCGCCTATAATAGTGGTAAATGCATCTGTAAATGAAATCATCAAGGCAAGATTAAATTTTAGTCCATCTACCATGAATTCAATAACCCCCTTTAAATACAACAATCTTTCAGCAAGTATGCCTAATATTGGTATTGCACTTCTCCCTAAATCATTGGCAAAATCATTCCACGCAGTCGTAGTCATATCTATCCGACCAGCAGCAGTCTTTTGATATTCAGCTACATCCTCAGCATAAGCAGCAGTTCTTTCCTCAACTAGTACTCTTGTTGCCTCAGCCCTTTGCCATTCAAGAAGTGCATTATAACCTTTTTCCCATCCCAAGGTAGCCGCTTTTTGTGCAATAGTTACTTTATTAATACTAATACCAAGACGTTGCAAACCCTCAGTATAACCAGAAGATAGAGCTAGAGCTATAACTCTTTGGACATCTTCTACCGAACGTCTGTTCACAATAGCTAATGTAAATGCCGCTTCTTGCAATTCATAAATTTGATCTGATGTAAATTTGAAGGAACGAGTTAAATTTATTAACTGAGCCGTACCCTCTATTATCTCTTTGTGTGTAAATACTCCAAATTTTTCTCTTAATTTATCTATATTTTCATATATTTCTTTTATTGTTATATCCATCCCCAATCTTTGTACTGCCCGTACTGCAACTGACAAGCTAAACATACTTTGAGCAAATTCTTTGCCTGCTCTTACAGTATTCCCAAACCAACGAATTACATTCCGCAATACACCAATTGCAGTAATCCCTAATACGCTACCAAAAACTAATTTACCCACACTACCCAATTTACCAAAACCGCTAGTAGTTGCCTCCGCGGCCTTTTTCGTTTTTAATAGCTCTTTTGCAACCTTTTTTTCTGCCGCCTCTATTTCTCTTGCCGCTTTTTTCTCCGCTTGAGCGCGTAATTTAGCTTGTCGTATTTCCGAACTTGTAAACTGCCTTGTTTCTTGTGCTAATTCTCTAGCTGCGGCACGAGTCTTGGTGGTGTATGATCTAATTTGTGCCTCTACTCCTTTACGATCAATCATATATTCTTTCGAAGCCCGCTTTTGTGCAGCATAAGCTTGTATCATTCCCTCAGCTGCACGTTTATACGACTCATTAGATTTTTGTGCAAAAGCAATAATTTCGGTCTTCAGCTTTCGTGTTTCTGTAGCCATTCTTTTTATTATATTAATTGTAGATTCGGCACTAACCGTATCAAGTGTTGCGGCAATTCCAGCAGCTCCCACCGGTGCTGCAACGCTAGGTTTTTTCTGTGAAGTAGCAATGAGTTTCTTTAAGCTTTCTGATTCTTTTTCAAGAGTTTTTATATGTTCTTCTGTTGCTTTCTTTTGCTTTAAGATTGAACTGGTTTGAGCATCTCTTTGAGATTTTTCTTCTTCATTTAATGAAGCACCTTTGGACATTGTGCTATTCAATTTCTTCAATTGAGAATCAAAAGTACCCAGAAGTTTAGTTTGCTCTGAGATTTCTTTACCAAGAAGCCCTATTTTTTCACCAATTTCTTTAATAGTCTTCTTTACATCTTCAGCACCCTCAAACTGTATTCTAAATATAAACTTGTCTATATAATCAGACATTAGATTCTCTCAAATACTTCTTTCAATACAAACAATTCATTTGTCATAAAGCTTTTGGTAAACATATCCATATTGTATTTGGGTGAAAACTCGGCAAGTTCCTCCAAACTATGCCCCGTCATCAACGTTAGTGCTCTAGCATAAGCACCTTTACCATCTTCAGTAGATTGAAGTATCAAGTTACCTACAAATTCAATCACTGTCATATCCTTGGGTATCTCATTCAAAAGATATGGTTCTAGTATTTCGTATAATAAGAGAGCTTCTCTAAGATTTATCGTCTTTGGTTTCATAACTAAATATATTTCCAACAGGCATAAATTCTTTCTTTATTTTTATCTTTACTTCTCTCATATCTTTATACGCATATTGCATCCAACTTGGGCGGTCTAGTGGAACAAATCTACCATCTTTTGTTTGATATGGAACTTCAGATGTCATCCATATAAATTCTCTCTTTAGTTGTTCTCCTATTGCAATTTCTTGCATAAGACCAAATGCTGTTTCTATTTCTAATTCTGATATATGTTCCTCACTCCACCCATATTCCTTGGCAAGCATGTGCAACCAAACATACCATGTTCTACCATCATAATCCCATGATTCTTTCTTACTGCTTACTTCAGCAAGCAAGATTGGGAAGTCTATTTCTAACTTGCAAACCTGCTCGGTATGCAACATAGCATGGACTATTTCAGTCCATGCTATAGATTCTAACACTTTCTTATCTTTAATGCAATAGGCAATAGCAATATAGGTGAAGATAGCATCAGCTATTTTCTGACTATCCCAATGTGCTATTGCCTCAGTTATATCCCCTTTAGCATCTTCTAATTCTAACCATTTCTTTAGCTTAGGTCTAACAAATGTATAATCTTGTTTCCCTAATTTAATATTAATGCTAGATGACACTTGCATCAGAACGCAACATTACACCAAACTGTTGTGTAGTAGATTTAGTTGTATCAGCAAATGCTCTTAACTTTAATCCAGTCAATGTCCAAGGATTACCAAAAGGCATATTGATAGTCCACGCATCTACAAACTTGCATTTATGAAGATGTATCATTACGTAATCACCAACATCTTCATCATATACCTTTGGTGCATAAGCCATGTATCGCAGGTTGTTATTTATCTTACCGAGACCGAATGTTTCGGTTGGTGAAGATTCTGTTACTGCACTACCTTTGATTAGATGTCTCAATACAGTAAATGGGAAGAAACTTTGAATTGTAAACACAAATTCAAGGTAATTTCTCTGTTGCACTGTATCTTTTACACCAATGTTATCACACAACACATCACTCATAGTTAGATTTTCTGTAAGGGAAACATCTGTTATACAACCTATCTCATACACCGGATAAGTTGAAGTACCAGATAATCCCCAATAGAAATCATTTGCATCAGGATTATTTAGTGGATCAGCAGTATTATCTTGAATATAAAGGGTGGGTGCACCCTCTAAGTATAAATCCTCTTGGGTAGTTACACCATCAGGTGTACCAGTAATTAAACTCATTTTTAGCCTCCTATTTGTTTACTATCTTGAAATATGGCAGAGGCTTTACACTTCCACCACAACAAGAATTACCATTAAAAACTTTTACCATTAAACCCTGCACATCTGCTCTATCAACTTCGACTACATTCCCATTAGCAGGAAAAACATACTGTTTTTGAGTAATTTTGCCAATAACTTTGAGTGTGCCAGGGTAGTTAGATTGTAGCCAGACACCAGTAGGAGGCTTTACCTGACTTATTATGCTACGCTTGCTCGGAACATTGCTTCGCTTCGCCACGTTCTTTCGTCCATCTTTATTGCTGGAATCAAATTCGTTACCCATAAATTGTATTTTACTCCTATTGAGCTAAACGATCTCTCGTGTAGCTCATTAGCAATTATACCAGCAATTTCATCTGCCTCTTTACTAGAGGCATCTTCGCTAAACACTAAGAAACTAAAAGTTATATTATTATATGCACAATCATTGAATGGACTATTTTCAATAATACGCAACCTTATGCAAGGATATGAAAATTTTGTACCTTGCCATTGGAACTCTCTTATCTCATCAGTATCGGTCAGAGTATCAGTAATAACAGTTCTACTCTTTGTATATGCTATTAAACCAGTTTTTATGTCTTCATTAGTTAACATTATGACATCTCTACGCGGAAACTAGATACAAGAGCTAAACCAATTCTTTCTCTTATTGTTTCACCAACAACTGCTTTTACCTCATTGAAAGCTGGTTCAAATATCGGCTCTGCCTTCACGCCAGGATGGTCTACATAAGCAAACAACAACTTTCCACCTCGACCCTCACCAAGATATTTTTTCCCTGTTGGGTAGTCTGGAGTATGACTATCCCAATGAAAAGCTAAAATACTTTTACTTTCCTTGTCTGGGATTCGGTAAGTACCTGGTGTACCTTTAGTTCGATGTAAACCAGAACCAAACTCATAAGCCATAAACTCAGGTGCTTTTACTGTATCTACTGTTATATCAATACCATAAATACCACCTGATTTGTAAGCATTCCCCAAACTCATAGCAGAGCGTATTCTCTGTGTCTTAGCTTTAGCATCAGCGGAACGATAAACTTTGTCACCAATCCAAACCATTAATGCCAATACTCTAGCATCAAAATCACTTAATCCACCAACAGCTACTAAACTCATTGTTGACTGTGTGCTCTTACACTTCTTACCATTGTTAACATTATATATGACCTTGGATCATCAGGAACAAACGAGGAATGACGAGCATTAACAATACGAAATCTCTCCTCAAAGTATGGGTGATTATATGGTGAGGTTATTTCTATTTCATCTCTTTCTCTAACATCTAAGTTACCAGGTGCAATAGTACCTCGGAAACTCTTTTGTGTCTCTAATCCTTGCTGTAACAATAATTGTTCCACCGGTAACTCTTGCATATTTAGCCCAATATTTTGATATACTACTGTACCAGTAATAACCGCACCACCAACAGTATCATCATCAGCATAATTCATGCGCCAAATATCACAAAATAAATTTAATCCAGCTATCATAATCGTATATATCTAGGCTTACGCCAATTACTTAATAACTTATGCACAAAGTTCATCTTAGCAGATGTACCATAAGTAGTTCTGAGAAGTTTTACTCTTGTTTCATTATATTGTTGATTAAAATACCGTTGTACTCCAACGCCACCGGGTGCTTCATTACCATATCCTTCTATTTCATTCAAGAACTCGTCTGCAATTGTTGTAAGTGCAAGCTCAAATATAGGGGAATTAGCTGTTCCCGTAGCTAATCCAGCATTATATACTACTTGTACTTGATATGGCATTCGATAAGTTGCACCACAACCAGCATAGTTACCCATTAGCCAATGTATATCCAGTATTCCTCTTGCAGGATCACGTAGACTTGCTTTAATATTGGCTGTTCCACTAATTGTGTAATAAATATCTTCTTCAGTATCAATAAACCTAACAACTTCTATACTATTGACATATCCATAATCAAGAATAATAGGTAATAGATCATAAGTAAGAGGATAAGTTCCTGTTACTATATATGGCAATAAGAAAGTATTTATGTCTCTGACTACAAATTCTTCTGCTATTGCATAAACAGCCTGTCTTTGTGCTGTAGTTGTAGTACCTGTTCCACCCCCATAATTAATAAATATATCATCTGTAAGGATTAATGGAGTTGTAAATGGATAATAAGCATTCATTATCTACCTTATTATACCTTTTGGTGTATCACCGCCGGGCTTGATAATCTGATTTCTCTGTTTTTCTTGCATGACTTGTGCCATTTGTTCTACTAATCCAACCTCCGCGTGTTTCTGAAGAAATCCAGCAACAGCAAATAATTGGGTAGGAGTAATATCTGAACTCATCTTTATACCAAATTGTGCTGAGCCAGGAGATTGAAATCTAAGAAATATATAGCTATCTTTTTCATTTATTTCTGTCATATTACCATACCTTCCATTCATCCCATGTTAGTTTACGACCCCAACGTTGCAAAAATAGCATTTTGTTGGGTATTATCGGATATTGCACCTTGTATGTTACGGCAGTAGCACCAGTATAATGATAACCTACTGCATTTACATCTACTATTATACTATATCCCATATCCCTTATTGCAAAGCAAAGGTCAATATCTTCCCATGTGCCCATTCCATAACCTTCAAAAAACCTACCGACGCGCAAGAATAAGTTCCTTCTTGTCAAAAGGGCAGCCCCAGTCACGGCAGTAATTTCTCTAATTGCATTTACTCTAGGATTATTTGGATTCCATCCTAACAAAATGTGCGGAAAATCTCCTCTAATGTTAGTGGTAAGACCTACATGCTGCACTGTTCCCTTTGGTCTATTTACCTCATCACTTGGCAAATCAGTATTCTCTGGAAATATTAATTTCATCCCCACTACCCCCACCTTGGGATCATCCATATTCTTTACTAATTGCACTATACTACTTGGTTCTAACATTACATCATCATTTAAAAAGAATACTAAAGGAGAAACCCCTCTATTAAATCCCTTATTACATGCCTTGGGGAAACCAAGATTTTCCTTGTTTCGTATTATTTTTACAAATGGGTAGTTACTGTAAAATTTATCTGCTATTTCTCTATCGCTTCCATTATCTACAATTATTATTTGGTATGTTAATTCTCCTAATGCTTTGGGAATAGCCTCCAGGCATTTCTTCAATAAATCAAATCTATTATAAACAGGAATTATTATATCTAGTAACGTGCGTGAATGTGGTATTGTAGCTACATGCGATTTCTTAACACGTTTTCTATATTTTTTTGACATTCTTGTTTTTCTCCAGTTCCCTTATAGCTTTATCTACTTGGTCAATAGCCACATTCCAGTTTCTATCTATTGCATATTGCCTACCAAGTGATGTATCAAATCCATTATGATATACATTTTCTAAAGATGTTACTGCCTTCTGTTTATTTATCCAGTATCTGCGACCATTACCAAACGAGTCTCTATGTGTATACTCATAATCCACCAATACACCACGATTATCGGCTAGTAACTCAGATATTCCGGTACAATTTGTGGCAATACACGGTAATCCTGTTGCCATTGCTTCTAATAGTATCATCCCAAGCCCCTCCGCCTTCGCGGTTAATAAAAATACATCACATGCCACATAAACTGACCACAGTTGTGCAAAACTCATTCCACGCTCTAATATAATAAACTTATCTGCAATTCCCAATTCCATAGCGTAAGCACGTAACTTCCCACCTACTCTATTGAATTCTCTTGTAACCAAGATATATTTAGCTTCCTTATCCTTAGCAAATTCTGCAAATATTTCCATACCAGCATGCAGGTTCTTGCGCTCCTGATTATCTGCAACTGTAAGCACCGCATATTCATCTTCTTTTATACCTAATGCACCGCGCCCCGATACACGCTCTTTATCACTAGCCAGTCGCCAAGTTTCTGTATCTATACCTATTTGTAGGTGTTCGGCAGGTATATTGAACCTTTGCGCCTCTTTTGTACCAAACTCCGAGATAATAAAACACTTATTGAATTGCATAAGCACCATTGCCCAATCTATAACCAATGGGTCTGCTTCAATTGGGGTTATTCCTATATAAGGGAAACTTCTAGTGGCAAAAATCTCTTGATGTAGAAAGCCTTCATGGTGAGGTATATCTAATGCACATACAAATACATCAAAATTCCATAATTGTTCTAAATTCTTTGTCATTGCATATATTTCTTGTGCATTAGAAACAGGAAGAATAGAAAAATTGTGATTATGTTCCTGTCCTTTATAGTGCATTCCTAATGCTTTTACATCGTGTCCTCTTTGTGCTAATCCATTACAAAGAGAAATGCTTATATTGTAATAACCACTACCTCTAAAGTCAAAATCGCTTAACCATAATATCTTCATTTGAATACTTTATTCTCCCATTGTTCCATTATATCGTTAGGATGGAAACGATTTAATGCTAATGTTCTTATTGAAAGTTGCTGGTTCATTTTATTACCTTCCAGCCTTTCTAATTCTTCTACAGTTCCTACCCCAAATTCAATAGAAGCAGGATCATGAACAAGAACAGTACCCATATTGGTTGTTGGTAAAGCTCCAAAATTACTTGTTATAGGATAGATTCCGGCAAGCTGTGCCTCAGAACAACTTATACAAAATAGTTCATCATAAGTGCATGGATATACATACCATTCTGATTTTAATTCTATTTCTATTAATTCATTTCTAGGAACTGCTCCTAAAAATTGTATGTCTTTTTTACCTAATACCATAGTTCTAAAGTGATCGTTTGATGGTAATGCACCCCATAAGCGATAATCACTTGTAATAGTAAGTATTGCATCAGGATTATATTTCTTTATTCTGCCCCAAATATCCAATAATTCTTTCAATCCGCGCGCTGGAACAGAAGAAAATAAAAATGAATTAGGCGTTTTCTCCATGCCCCAACTTTCATGCTGTAAATAATCATTCACTCTAACAGGTAAATCTATTACAATACTATCTTTTATATTATAAGTAGTTTTGAAATAATTCTTATGAAATTCAGAGATACAAACCACCTTATCTACCATTGGTCTAAACTCTTTGAAATTACCCCTACTACTTTGATCACAACTCCACCATACCTTCAACCCCTTTGCGGTAAGTACAGCAGGGTTAGGCGAACGAAATACTATCAATACATCTCTATTTGCTTTAGGATCAAATGTAGAAATTGCACGTTGCTCGAAAGATGAAGCATTCTGCTCATGTGGATTATTATAAAGAATTACTTCATGCCCTGCCTCAGTCCATGTCTCACACATAGTCAGTAAGGCATATTCAGCACCACCAACCCCAACACGAAAACTATCACCCCAAATTGTTTTACTCGTTACACCTAATGGGCTTCCATCGCTGCAAAGAATTTCAATTTTCATTTTTTATTACTCCATGCCACATACCTGCACCACCACGCCAGTCTGTACTCTGTATTTCAGTCCAATTTATATTTACTGATTTACCTGAAGGATTGTAATTTGCCATTAGAAATTCTTCCGCCTTTTCTATTGTCTTACCACTACAAACAAATCGCATATTATTGTTATGATCTAATCTATAAATACAAGCATTTCTATTCATTATCCCTCGCCCACTCTGGTAATTTCTCCAATGCTCCACCAATAGCCATTGGGTGTAGCATCTCAGGTATCAATCCACTTTGTTTGTAATAATCCTGACGCTCCTGTGCTATTTCAGGCGTAGGACTATTTCTATGTAATCTGCAATATGGAGGCATTAATTTCAACCCATCTTCAGTATCAAAATTTACCATTATTCCAGGTTTACTCTTACGCTCAAACATAAAGTGTGGTGGGTCACCATACACTCGTATTTCTTGATTAGTTCTCCACGCCCATATCCCCGCATACCAATCCATATGCCCAACAGCATGTATACCTGCACGAGATAACCTTGGGAAGTGCATATCTTCACCCCATAAGAAAAGACTTACAGTCATTACAAATGATAGGTCAGTTTCTAGTAACGCATTTCTACCATCTTGTTGAAGTAAATAATTAGGAGTAGTGTCACAATCATCTAACATTATCCAATCCGCGCCTTCATTTTCTGCCCATTCAATTAGAAAGTTTATGTGTTTCCAATCAGGATTACGCCATAACCCATTCTCTAATTCTATTTTCTCTGTATATTCTCTTACCTGTACGTTTGGAAAAGATTTTGCAATCTCTATCGTGTTATCGGTACTACCACCATCAGCCACCAAAATCATGTCAGAAATATTTTGATATGAATTACAAAACCTCTCTATATTCCGCTCCTCATTGAGTGTTCTAGCTATTGTTATTATTTTCATTTATTCTTGCCTCTCTCCACAAGTCATTAGATTTTTTTACTTCTTCCAACATCCAATCTTCAAACGCAAAATAGCCTGCTTGTGCATGTAATAAACTACAAATTTGCCCACGAAATCCTTTGGCAATAGCTTTTGGTGTTGTTTCTCTTAATCCTTGGGCAAAATGTGCTTCTACAATTACTTCACTATTATATGTATTTTTGATATTATCTACAAACTCCTCATTAGGTATCTTATAATGTGCATCATCAAAATAAGTATATTGCAAGAATACTATTGAATCATCAGGATATTTATTACGAAATGCCTGGAATGTTTCTGGTATAACAAAGTTTCCAAATCCCTTTGTCCAAGTGTCCATCAAAAATTGTTGCATATTCCAAATCTCATTACATTGAGGGTAAAATATTTGTTGTTTTTTAAGAGAATGCTCTATAATTTTCTTGCCATACCAATCTAATGTTTCTTGGGTATTAATATCAGGATAAGCAGAAGTGCCATAAACTTGTTTATAATCATTTAACGCGGCGTCATCATAAAAACAAGACCCGGCGGGATAAATTCCCTCTCCGCCTTGCCAATCGCCCCAAATAAATAATACATCATTAGCCCCAAAATAATTTATTAAGTTCTGATAATATTCATCAGCAACACTTTGTGCATCTTCATGCCATATAGAAAGTACACTGCGATCAATTTCTCCACTTTGGTGTTTGGCAAACCATTCGTCTGGCATCCAGGCAGGAAAATTCCAATTCGTTATTGGACAAATAATTTTCATGTTAGCTTCTCGATTTCTATATAATATATTACTAATCTCTTCAAAATTATATTGATTTAATGAGGGGTTTATCTGTTCCCAATTTAGATATTCTAATACTGTTTGTATCCCCACATCCCGCAATTTTTTGCGTTCGTCTATAGTAAGAATTTGGGTATTATATCCAGGAACATCTAAATCAGGATTAATGCTCATTAATAATAAAAATTCATCATCTACCATAAAATTCATAACATTGTTCCTGTACGTGCTACATGATACAATTTATCCGTTAGTTCATCTAACGTCAAATCATCCTTATAATATTCACCCGCTACCACCCCACGATCTAATACAACTATTCTATCAGCAACTGGATAAACATGGAAAATGTTGTGGTCAATGAATACACAAGATTTTCCTGCATCTTTTATATTCTTCACAAACTCCAAGACTTTTCGTGTCTCCGCAATAGATAATCCCATGGTTGGTTCATCCAGGATTATCAGTTCCGCCTGAAAGTATAATGCCCTAGTAATAGCTATACCTTGCCTTTCTCCTCCAGACATAGTGTTTACTAACTTTGTTGATGTAATAGAAGAACCACTATATCCCATACTATCCATCAAGTCATTAGCTTTTTCTTGCATTTCCTTTATTTTCATAAACCCATTTCTAGTTATCTCTCTCCCCATGAAAATATTACGCCAAATAGCTTGTTGCTCCGCCAACGCGCGTTCCTGATAAACTGTTTCTATTCCCAAATCTCTACCTTTAGAAACAGTCAGTTTTACTTTCTCACCCTTCCAGTATATCTCACCACCATTATTAGGTTGATAATAACCTGTCATTATCTTTATAAGAGTAGACTTGCCAGCACCATTATCTCCAAGTAAGCCGACTACTTCTCCTGGATGTATAGCAAGGTTTATATCAATAAGAGAATGAATATCCCCAAAAGACTTGGAGATATTCCTCATTTCAAGAAGGGTCATTTCTCAATATACTGATCTACATTATTTTTATCAACCATAATAACCGATAAATACAATGTATCAGGAACACGTTGACCTTTACTCAACGCGTCAAGTAACATTACACCCCAGAAGGCTTCTGTATAAGTATCCTGCCCCACGCTTCCGACATACACACCATCCCTTACTGCTTCCAGTGTAGAAGGAGGCATATCCATTGCTAAGAATAGTGTCTTGATACCTTGTGCCTGTTTATCTTTCCAGTTCTGCACCATTTGACTTGATGTTCCATCAGCAAACCATAGTAACGTCAAGTCTGGATATGCAACAACATAAGCATCAATCGTTGCACTAGCTGTAACCGCACTACCATCATGCGATGCTCGTTCACGTACTTCTACATCAGGGCAAAGTTCTGCAATATGCGCATTAAATGCTTCTGTACGTTCAGTCAAACTATCACCAATGGTAGCAATTGTACCAACAGAACCTTTGCAATCAATTAACTTAGCTGCCCACTCGGCAGCCTGGTTTCCCAAAACTGTATTATCATAACCAATAAAAGCATTACGAGTCTTAAACGCACTGTCGGCAGCACCAATTACAAATGGTATATTTTTGGCAATTGCCTCTTTTACTAAAGGCTCGCCAACATTAGTATCCATTGGATACCAGAAAATACCTTTCGTTTTCGGATTAGCCAATAACTCTTCAAATGTTTTCATCTGTTCACTGGTGCTTGCTTCCATTGGCCCAACAAATTCCGACTTCATTCCGACCGCATCGGCTGCATCAGTAAATCCGGCTACGCCAGGAATATAGAATGGATCAGCATTATTCGCTGCTAGAAAGTAATAAGTTCCAGTTCTACTTTCTTCTACACCTACTACTTCTGGCTGATTAGCTCCAACACATCCCGCTAATAAAACAACTAACAAAATATAAACTAATAATCGTAATTTCATTCTGTTCTCCTTATTTTTTCTGTTAAAACTGCTACTAATAATACCCCACCCAATATAGCTTTTTGAAAATAGGGGGATATACCTAATTGAATAATGGCATTACTAAGAATGCCCATCAAACATAAACCTAATAATCCACTTACAATCGAACCTTTACCACCACTTAAATTTGCACCTCCTAACACAGACGCCGCGATAACTCGCAATGCCATTCCATCTACTGCCATAGGACTAGCAGCATTTAGTTTAGATGTTAGCATAATTCCAACAAATCCCGCCAATAGACCTACTAATACATATGTCATTATTCCTAATCTCGCAGTATCTATTCCCATCATTTCTGATGCTTGCTTATTATCACCACTAAGATAAAGATGTGATCCTAGCTTTGTGAAATGTAAGACAATAGATAAAATTATAGTAATCACGATAGCATAAAAAATAATAGAGCGGAAACCAAGAACTCTCACCTGTCCGAACCACTGAAATACTTCAGGAAAACCATAAGGTGCAAGTGCTTTAGTCATTCCAAATGTAATCCCAAGACATATCCACCATGTTGTTAATGTAGCAATTAATCCATTAATACCAATCTTAGTTACTATTACTCCATTGATTGCCCCAATTATCCCTGCCAGCAATAAAGAAGCTATAACAGCGATTATCCAATGTATACCAGAGTTCATCATAAGCCCAGCAGAAACTCCACTTAATGCCACAATACCATCAACAGAAAGATCGAAGTTTCCACCTACTAATAATAATGTATATCCAGACAAAACAATAGCCTCTAATGCCATGTTGTCTACTAATACTATCAGGTTACTTTTACTAAAGAAATGAGGTGTAGCAATACTAAGAATTACAATAAAAATTATGTTTATAATTATTAATCCTAATACTCGTCTCATAAATTAACCCGTGGGTTTACCTTAAGATTTTGGAATGTCCAACCATTATTGGGCCACTTCAAACAAGATTCTCTTAGTAGTTTCCTTATTTCTTTTGGATTATACCCCGAAGCGCGTAATTCTGCAATAGAGTAACCACCATGAGACTTAGAAATATCACCAGAACTACTAACTAACCGCGGTATATAAAGAAAATGTGGTACATCATAACCAAATAAATCGCAGAAAAAGTAATATAAAGAATACTCAGTCAAAAACTCATTACCACGAATAACATGAGTGATACCAATCATATTATCCAGAACCACTCGAAACGCAGTATGGTAAGGTGTATATGGATAAAATTCATCTACTGTCCCAATAGATACCGGCATATTGTGAGGATAAGGTATACGTAACTTATCAAGTTTTATATATTGGCTTATCTTTTTATCTGCCTCATCCTTCCAGATAGCTTGAGTATCCCAAACATCAACATCTATTCCCAACCATTCTATATCATTTCTTTGTAATTGCATAATTGGTTTTATATGTTCTGGAGGTATATTCTCTGTAATAAGAGCTTGACAAGTGTCCTCAAACCGCACATAAAATTTTCCGCCGTTATTATGAGCAAATTGTTCATTGAAAAGTATATTATAAACATGCCCTAAGTGTAATGCACCATTCGGGGTAGGATTAAATCTTGTAGTGTTCATTATACATCCAATGTTCAAACTCTCTTAAGTTATTTTGTATATACTTTGGGTAACTATCATCTATTGGCACTACCTCATATTCATACAATCTACCAATCCCATCCTTCTGTTGTGCAAGCTTTTGTTCCATCACATCGAACACTTCAGGAATATTGAACTCTTGATGCGCAAAAGCTTTTATCTTATCTTGAATAGCACTTATGCCACCCAGATAGCTGAGATGCCAACCACCATTATGAATATACTGAGAGGCAACTGTATGAAATCTATGCTCACTAGGATTAGTTACAAATTCCCTATGCAATATTTTACTTCCCCACCAAGGCATATTTACACATTCCCAATTGAGATAATAAGAGTGCAGTGTCTGTCCCACTGCATTAGAACCAGCCACCATTGTAGCATCAAGATTAGATATTATCTCTGGTCTAACCATCTCATCCGCATCCTCGATAATAATAATATCTCTAGGATTAGTATCTTGTAATGCCCTCATTATTGCGTTTCTTTGAAATCGCTCTCTTACCCAATTATCACCTAGCTGATAACCAGTATCTAGCCAATGTCTATCCTGTGGTGTAATAGCGTTTTCTATCTCTTTTTTAGTCATTGGCATATCTTCTACAATAACATGAACAATCTTATCTTGAAATTCTACAAATTCCTCTTTATGTATTTCGTAATGTAATACTTTATCTAACCCCGAATGTGTCTTGGTAGCCTCTACTAATACAAATTTATCTACTACATCAGATAACTCATGTAAACGTATTCTCAATAATTCAAGTTCATTGAAAAAACTAAAACAATCTATTACTGCCAATTTGCATCATCCTCTAGGGCTAATTTTTCTAATGTTTTGAACCACTCCTGGTATTCTCCTGGACTGTCTACATCATCTGTATAATCATCAATTTTTATCATTGGGTTTGGCTGTTGATATTTAACTACATCATACATATCCCATAACTTAGGTGCTTCCTTTCGTTTGAGTATCATTAATAATTCTTTAAGCCACTTTACTTTAGAACCTCTAACAGAAACTGCAAATATTTCACTGGCTACTTTACTTGTATATTTATTTCTTCCTTTCCTACCAAATATTGCAAAGCTACGATTACTTTGCAATATAGTATCTAATGCTTGGTTGCTAAATACCACATCACCCAATAAAAAAACAGACTGTTTCTCCTCCGTCCAACCTCGATACAAAGACAATATTCCTTCATTGATTGTACCTACTGGCTCAGGATTAGTTTGGAGCATAGCATATTCTTTTACTTTTGGAAAGAAATCTCCATCAGCAATAACTAAAGTATTAGTCTCTCCTCTATCTTGTAATTGTCTTAGAGTTCTAACAATCAATGGTTCATCACCAACTTTGACTAATTGTTTATACTTAGCAGACTTTCTTCCCTTATTCCATTCCCATCTACTACCTTTACCCTGCGCCATCAAATATATTTTCATTATTATTCCTCAGTAGATAATACCCAATAACCCTCTGGATAATCTCTATGGCTTCGATAATAAATACCACAACATGCAATTTCTGCTAAGCTTTTAGTAACTTCAAGAAATTTACTCTCAGGAATATCTATATAAGAAAAGTCGTATGTTTGATCTGCATACATAGAATAATGTGTAACACCACGTTCCCCTGGAATGTCCACGCAATCCAACCTAAATTTAGGATTTATATATCCCTTACCAATTAATTCGAAAAACTCAATTTCGTTATAATGAATATGATAACGTACCACGTCTTTAATATACTCATTATTTATTGTAACACTAGAGTGCTCAATTGAATATCCTAAACCATTTAACTGGAAATCAAAATTCGCAAATATTTTCATGCTTCATTCAAGAAACTAACTAGCATATCTACTTCTTTCTCATCCTCAAATATCCATCCCATATCTTCCTGTGTACGATATGGTTTAGGAATTACTATTCGTCTAAAGATATGCCATTTCTTGTCTCTCATTTTTAGTTTGAAATATTCAATGTTTACTGTTACTTTAACTTGTGCCATCAGCGTGCCTCCCAGTATTTGCATGAGTATAACAAACAAGCAACTCCCCTGGCACTATTCCTTCTCCACTTGTAGGGGAAGCATCATTTTTATAAGCATTATAGCCTGAAATTACTCCTGCACTTCCACACGTGCACATAATTGCCCAACCTTTTGTATCTGTCAAGTATATAAAATGGTTATCATAAGGAGCACACATTACATATCTACCATAACTAGGCAAATATATCTTTTCTTGTCTATACACTTTCTTCCCATCTAATGTAGTTGTTTCTGTTGGTATTCCAGCATGTTTAATTACTTTCAATGTCTTTATCTTATCTTTAACATCTTTCATATTCTTTCTCCTTATACTAACTTACATATTTCTAATACTTGATTTATTCTATGTTTCCAAGTATGAGCTTTTACTTTTCTTTGTGCAGCATAAGCCATCTTATTAGCTTCTTCAGGGTTCTCTATAATAAACATTATTTGTTCCATCGCCTCTTCTATTGTATCTGCACCGAGGAAGTGATCTTTTTCTACAAAGAATGTATTAAGGTCGGGTACTCTATTTGTTACCATAGGAATACCCATTGCTGCATATTCAAACACTCGTGTAGGCAAGTCCTTAGCACTAGACCAATTTATTGCACATCTGCTTTCATTATAGCGAAGTCTATACTCATCATAAACTTCACCTATGCTGTAATATGTACTTAATCCTCTTGCCTTTGCCATATCTAGTATTCTTTTTCTTTCTGGATATAATAATCCAACCATGCAAACATCATATTTCTTTTTTACTTCTTTCATTGGATAATGTATCTCTGGATCATAAGCATAAGGCAAGTAGAATTCGCCAGGAATGAGATATGGCGTCTGCATTGTAAATACTCTATCAGAATAGCTTGCGGGAATATCATAATATTTCTTCGGAATAGCATGCGGATCGGTTTTGACTAATGCTACTACTGTTGCTTCTGGTTTAGTAGTTACATGCCATCCGGCATCTACCTGAAGCCATAAGTCAGGGCTCTTGAATTTCCCTGGCAATAAGTTTTCTACAAACTTTGCTGGTAACTGTTGTTGTATTGCCTCTTTTGGTAATGGTACTGTTGGTGTTCTAACATATTTTGGAGATAAATCCATAGAATGATTCCAAGGTATCCACGTTCCTGTGAATGGCCCCACAGTACATAATTCTACATCTTCTCTGCGTTCTAATGCTCTCCAGAAAAAGGAAAGCATTGCAAATGGATAAAATATTCCGCTAAGAACTACTCTCACATTTTCTCCTTTCTAAAAATCATATTTATAATCTTCCAAATCATTGCTAGAGGAAGAATTAGTATTGCTATAAAAATCATATAAGGAATAATCACAAACATTATGGTATCAATTACTGAATACATTATTCATACTTTTCAACAAATTCATTTATCATCTCTATCATATAATCCAGCATCTGTCTTGTTATTCCTGGATGACAACCTATCCAGAACCCACTATTCATTATATAATCTGTATTGGTTAAATCTTTATAAATATAAGGCAAGTTCATATATCCGGGTTGTCTTGTAATATTACCAGCAAAGAACCTTCTTGTATAGATTTTCTTTGACTCTAAGAACTTTATCATTTCGTTAGCGGAAAATGGGGCATCTTTGTGTACCATAATTGGTACACCAAATGGGGATGTATGAGATAATTTAATTGAGGGCAAAAAAATATGTTGCCAAATTCTAAACTTCAAATCAATATAATTTGATTGTCTTATGTCTACAAATTCATCTATTTTATTTATCTGAGATAAACCTAATGCAGCTTGCCATTCTGTCATTTTCAGATTATACCCAAGTCTATCAAAGATATATTTATGGTCATAGCCCTCAGGTAATGTTCCTCTGTTTTCCCATGTAAATCTCTTTCCGCAAGCATTACTTTGTCCGGGTAAGCAATAACATGAGCGTCCCCAATTAACATAACTTCTTGCCTTCTTATATAACTCATCATCATCAAATAAAATAGCGCCACCCTCACCACAAGTCACCTGATGGGCGGGGAAGAATGATAATGTCATTGCATCACTAAAACTTCCAGCATGCTCTCCATTTATTCCCACCTTAGCCCCAAGAGAGTCACACGAATCGCTTATTAAAAATTTATCTTTCTCTTTTAATGCAACACTAAACCTCTGCTCATCATAAGGAAATCCAAGTGTATGAGTAAAGATTGATCCAGCTATATCATCTCCATGTTCGTCTAGCATATCTCTAGCCTGTTCCCAATTAGGAGAAAGAGTTTCTATATCCACATCAATATAGATAGGAATTTTGTTATTTTGATAAATGGGTGCTACTGTTGTTGGAAATGCTAACGCAGTTGTTAGTACAAACTTCTCTCTCCTACCCTCTAACATCGTAGACATTGCTACCAGACTAGCAGAACTACCAGAATTGACTAAAACAGCATGTTTCTTGCCCGTGTATTTTTCTAATGCCTTGCCAAATTGGGCACATGCTTTGAATTCAGTAAACCAACCATCAAGTGTAATATCTATTACAGATGCAATATCTTCACTATTTATTGTAGGGAAAGAGGCTGGTATTGGAGATACACCTGGTATAAATAATTTATCTTGCTTTGGCAACCAATATTTATTTACTAATTCTAATATTTCATCTTTTTTATTCATTATTTTCCTAAGAAAATACTAATGTTATTTGTCCAGTAATTAATGCCCAAATCAATCCTATGATAGAAAGCCCTAATCCACTACCAATAAATATCAATATCTTATTAGTAGATACTAACGAAGGTATTATTTTATCTATACCCCTAGCCCATATAGTAAGGGTATCTAATTGTTTATCATGGGTACTAATTCTATAATGTGCTCTAGCACATTCCTGAGCAAATTCAGATTGATTTTTAATATATTCTTTCAAATCTAGTGATAATTGATTAATCGCTTTAGTTTGTATAGTAAGAGTTGATTGCATTGCCCCTATTTCTTTTGCAAATTTAGTTTCCTCATTTAGTGTCATCGACAAATTTCTCCTCTAACAATGATGTCCACTTTTGCTTCAAGGCTATAATGTTTCGTTTAGTATAATCCATTCTATCAGGATAAATCTTATAAATAGTTTGCCCAGATATATGATTCAAATATGGAGATTCTAAATCAATTAATGGAATATCATTATAAACAGCCCAAGCGCCAATATCTATATCCTCTGCATCAAATTTGCCATATATCCTGTCGAAACCACCAATTCTATTCCACATTTCTTTAGTACAAGCAATTAACCATCCTTCAGGATACATGATAATGGTTTTGTTTCCGTATATATCTAAAGTGTTCCAACCACTATCCCAATAAATTATTCGCCCTCCTATTATAACATCTTTGTTTTCTTGAAGTATTTGCACAATCCGAGGAACAAAGTCTCCACTGATAACAACATCATTTGAGAGGAATATCAATATATCACCAGTAGCCGCCTTTGCCCCTCTATTATTAGAACCACCAAATCCAATGTTCTCTTTGTTCCATACATACTTTACATCATGCTGAATAGGAGATTTTTGCCACCAAGCCATGCCGGACTTGCAATCCAAATCAGTAGAGCAATCGTCTACTAATACAATTTCTAATGGTTCAGGAACATATTTGAATAATTCCATCAATCTCTGATGAGTCATATTCCATAAGTTATAAAACGGTATTATGATACTAACTTTCATCCTAAATCCACCTTATCTTTGTGGTAATCCATATGTTTAAGAGAATACCCAATATTAGGCAAAAGATCAACATTTTCAAAACAAACTTTTATCTCATATAATTCTCTATAAGCATATTTACCCATAGCTATTTTAGCAATCCACCTAAGAAATTTTGGACGATCCAAAAAAGCATACCAAAAATCCATCGCCCAAGCGCTCACTTGTATATAAGTTTCTATATTATTTTCCGACACTCTTTTAGCCCTTCTGCAATAGTATAAATTGGCACACCTAATTTCTTTGCTAGAGAAGTCTTTAGCCCTGCTTTTTTTGGTCTCTTAGCTTTCCATTCTACTATTTCACTATTGAGACACGGAATAATCAATTCTTTATTATATCCAAATATATCGGCAATAGCAAGAGCAAATTCATATCTACTAATTATATCTTCGGATGCAATATTCAAAACTTTATTATTGCGTATAATTTCAATATTGTTAGTAACATAAATTAATGCCTTTGCTAAATGAGGAATATATGTTTGATTTCCAATTAATTCTTTTGTTACTTTGAGTTCTTTCCCTTCCCCCACAGTTTCTTGTATTAATTGAAGAAAATCATGTTTATCCGGATTGCCATATAAACCAGTAGTACGTACTATCAAATTATTATAAATATTTGTAGTTAATAATACATCCTCACCACCCAATTTGCTCCATCCATAATTATTTACTGGTTCACCATTACTTTGTGCTAATGGTCTGTTCTTCTCGGAATATGCGCCATTATTACTACCAAATATATAATCTGTACTTATTTGAATTAAATTGCTATCGTATTCCTTACAAGCGCAACGCACATTCTCTACTGCTAAATAATTTACGTCTAATGCTTTTGTATAACCATCTTCACTTTCGCAACCATCTACATCAGTAATAGCGGCACAATTGATTACAACATCTGGCGCTAATAACTTTATTTTAGAATAAACATCTGCTTTATCAGTTATATCTACATCAAGAATATAACAATCATTGTCTACTAATTGACTTCCCAATCTTCCCTTCCAACCTGTAACTGCAATTTTCATATTTTATCCAATTATTTCTTTCTCAATTCCTCAATATTTATTATTTTCATATTATTGTTTTGATAACAATAGACAATCTTATTTATTTCTACACTTCCAGTATATCCTTGCTCTACACAAAAATTATAATTTATTTTTGAATTAACTACATTTACCATACAAGAACTCATTCTAATAATTAAGCCTAATATTAAAAGCACTATAAGTACCCGCTCAATAAATTCACTGTTGCTCATTTTCATATTTTATCTACTCTCAATCCTGCACATGGCATTAGATTATTAATATATTCTTTTTCAATATTAATGGCAATCTTTTCAAACCAGGTTGCTCCATCATATATACACAAAAAATAAATATAATGCTTATCTTTTGCAATTATTCGAGGAGCATCATACCCACTAAGACTCGAATCATATTTTGTATCTAATATTGGATGAAAAGAACTAATTACTTTACCTTTAGCAGACTTTATATATCGGCGGAATTTATTATTATCATTAATAACTTTTTGATAAATAATTATTCCTTTATTCCAATCAAATCCTAATCTAGTTAATTCTTCTCTAACCGTTTTCATATTTTATCCAATTATTTCTTTCTCAATTCTTCTATATTTATTAATTCAACACCATCACTTCGATAGCAATATGTAGTTCTATCTACTTCCATAATTCCAGTATATCCTTGTTCTACACAAAAACTATAATCTGCCGAAGAAATATTTGCATTTATTATACAGGAAACAATCATTAAAATTGCCACTATAATTAAAACCACCATAAATACAATCATAGCCAAATCAACAAAATCATTTTTCATCTTCATTCTCCTTTGCGCAAAGTTTTCTCGCGGTATATTTACATCTCGTAGCATACCACTCACTCCAAACGTCAAATAATTCCCTGAAATATTTATCATCAATTTTGAGTGGACTATCAATAAATTTCCGCTCCGACTTCAATAAAATAGTTTCATGCCTCTGCATTAGATTATAAATATCGTCAACAAATTGCTCTAAGGCACTTTGAAATCGTTCAGTCTCATCATCAACCTCATTATTCATTTTCATTCTCACCTATAAATAATTAGCCCAAAAACTTTATCATACAAGAACCAACCAACAAAATTACCATTGCGATTCCGGCCGCGCCTATCGCCGCTATAAAAAGTGCTATTATAACAGTAGTAATCCAATCATTCATTTTCATTCTCCTTTATAAACTAATTAGTCTAGGTACATAGTTATACCTAGACTAATTATATCCTAAATTTTGCTCTCTAACATTAACGTTAGATTAATGTTTCTTGGGTGTTATCAAGAATGTTGCCTGATTAGCAATTACAGCAGTCGCGAATACTCGCGCTAGCGCAACCATACCATTATAATCACATATAGTCGTAAGTCCAAACACATCTGCATTTCCAGTGCAAGCAATTCCTAGTGCTCCCAATGACACTATAAATAACAAGACCAGCATAACAAGACGTTTGTATATTCCGCTTAATCCCTCAAACCAAGTATTCAGTCCAGGGACATACGCAACCAATAGTGATAGTGTAGCTGCGGCATATCCAGTCAAAATTTCAACAGTCATCTCTTTTTCTCCTTATTTTCAAATTGATTAACCAATAATTTATTTTACCATATTTTTAATATTCATTATCTACCACCTTTATTAGTCCAACGTCTAACATCTGATTCATTTGCTAGACGATATACTCTATTCTTATTACCACCACAACAAGATTTTGTTTTACTCAATATTCTTTCTACATTCCAATTGTCTACCCAGCAAAGACAAATATTCGCCTGCACTACAAAAGTATAATGATTATTGCCCATCTTAACTGTATGTGGAATAGTTTGGAAATATTTTATTGCTGTCTTATTATTAACACTTATCATTTATGAATTATTGTTTTTATTCTCTTTAATGCTTGTGGATAATTGGGTGGATACACTAACTTAAATGAATCAGAGAGATTTTCTATTTCTTCAAAAGTAGGGTCATATTGCGCGGCTACTTGATTATCAAGCATTATAAATACTTTCTCTACCCCTATATCATCATCAAATAAGAACTTTTGTCTTTTTATATCACTCTTGTCAGTACCTTGATAGTTCCCGCCATAAGCCAAAAGAGCAGCCGCAAGGTACATATCCGTTGTTTCTATCATTATTTTCTCCATTATTTATTAAATTTCAGCCCTATCTCAAAGTCAGGGCAGACAATAAGATAGGGCTTCGCCAAGAAAGGAGGGAAACATGAAATACCCTACCTATATTATAATCATTATTACTTATTTGTCAAGGACTAATTGCTAATTTTTACTAGATTAAGTTGTGCCTCGTAAGTATGTAATGTTCTATCTTCTGTCAATAAACGGGCATCCACTTCAACAGATACGCCAGTTGTTCCAGCATCAATCGTTACAAATCCTTCTGCACCAGCATATAGAATACAATCAGTAGTATAAAGCAATGTATTTCTAGTTGCCATATTTGCTTGCTGTGTTCCTTCAACCGTTAGTTGCCATTCTATAACATTGGCAGTACCAGTAACAGCATCATAAGTAACACCAAAATTAGCCAGGTAAGTACCAGATTTTGTTACAAATAACCTGTTATTAGCATAATCACCGGTTATATAAGAACAACTACCAACTGCCGCTTGAAAACCCTCAACAGCTTCCCATGTGCCCGAAGCAAACGCCTGAGAAGTACCAGTAGCAGTAGACATATATATTTGACCATATCTCATACGCATATAGTCAGGGAAATAAAGCTGTTCACCAGGTAATGATCCTGCAAATATTTCTGCTATATCTGACCAAACTATATTTGAAGCCAGAATTTCGCCAGTCAAAGTGCCGGGTGCGTCCTCTGTTGGTGCACTGCCTTTTAGGGTTTTTAATAAACGGTTAAGACTTTCAGTTTCAGAATACTGTTCTCTTATTGTCATTTGTTACCTCTTATTTGTAGCTGGCATTTAATCAAATGCCAGCTACATTATTTATTTACCCAATTGTAGCGCAGGTCGAGACTATCCTTCCAGTAAACTGAGAAGTATATTGTCCTTGTGCACAACAAGCCTTGATAATAAGGGCTGTCTTAGTCCAAATCTCAAAACTAATTGCAGTACAACCAGGAACAAGGTCTTTCATACTCAGTGGTATCTGTGTTCTACGATATACTAATGGCTGCCCATTATGTGTAGTTCTCAATGTCCACAGAGATGCCTGGAAGCCCCCACCTCCAATATCTACTCTTGCAAAGTTGTTATCTGCAACCACCTTGAGAGCACCAACTCCAGTATTGACCTCTCCGCCAAAGTTGAACCCTGGAGTAAGACGATTACCACTCGCATGATTAACTATCTGGCTACCGGCATAACCAAGCTGGAAATAGCCCGCCATCATTTCCTGAATAGCCTGAGGATGTCCCCAAACTTCCTGTGCCTTAGCACAACTTTCTGCTAAGAAACGATCGAAACTGCTTGCAGAGAAAGTACCAGATGCGGTATTACTATTAGTGTGCATGGTACAAGATTGATTGGCTGCCCAATATTCTATACCATCAAACTCCAAAGAGTTAGTATTGGTATCACCATTGATTAACATATCATCTAAACCGTTCAGCGTCAATGCCATTCCGAGGGTTACTTCTTTCTCTTTCAAGTCTGCTATTGTTTGACGTTGGAAAGCCGCCATATCTAGCCCACCAGGTAATCCCTCACTAGAAGGAAAACCAGGATTGAGAGCGTTGATAGCATCACCATAACCCATTGCCACAGAAGATGAGTGCATTAGATCAGAAATGCCTAAAGATTTCTTAGTACCAAGATTCTTTAATGTAATAGTAATATTGTCACCATCGTGCTCATATTCTTCTGGGCAATAACCATCCGCAAAAGCAATATAAGTAGAGCCAGAAGTAAAGTCTAGCTCATCCATTTCACGCCACATATCCTGTTTCAAACCAGTTCGTAATTCTGGAATGTGTCGATAAAGAGTAATCTCATCACACATCGCCAAAATTTCAGTTGGGTCTAATGGTTGAGGATATTGAGCGGCAAAGTCACCTGGAGTGCTGTAAGTTGGACTAATAACTGGATCAGTCGCGCGTGTTACAACTCCCGCCTCAGTAGATGCAATAAAAGATTTCTCTTTTTGCGCGTCTGCACCAAGATTTAATACTTTTTCACCCGATAAATCGGACATAATTACCTCCAATATTTACCAATAATTGTTATATCCGACACCTATAATGGTTTAACCGGAGTTGCTGTTTTCTTTATCCAATACGTCCAGGCTGTATGCCAACTGATTGTTCAATCATTGCTCGCAACTTGGGTGTATTAGACTGTGTAACTTTTGATTCCGCGCTCACCCGCTCTGTAGGTATTACTCCGCGAAGCTCATCTATAGCTTGAATAGACCTACGAACAGGCACTTCCGTGTTGGCTTTCTGTGTAGTTTGATCCAAAACCAAATCTAATTTGCTCATTAATGGTCTCATAACTTCAACCAAAGCCTTAGTAATTATATCAGCTTGCACAACAGATTCTTTCACTTCTGGATCAACCAATTCATCTTGAATGTTCTTTACAGTTATATTTGCAATACTATCTAACGAAGGTTGCAAACTTTGTAACTTTTCCTCGGCAGTCAAATCCGCCTTTACTATTTTATCATAGTTTGATTTGAACTCATCTAATACCTCGTCTAAAGGATGTATTGCATCTGTATTAGAGAAACTCTCTACAAACTTATCAAATTTAGTAGATAAAACGTCAATTTTATCTGGTTCTACTTCAGCAACATCAGATTTAATTTCAACATCTTCAACAACTTTTTCTTTCTCCTTATCTTTTGTATCAGACATTTCAACTAACGCCTTTTGCTTGTCAGCCACCGGTTCTCCTAAATTTTCTTGCTCCAACTCATCAGTCAATTCTTCACCAATGATGGAAGCGGCATCTTCTTTTCTTGTAGTCATAGACCTTTTTACCTCCATTTTCGTTCTTTCATTAACTGGTACTCTTGTTAGAGCTAAGTGAACAAGTTGACCACGCAAGTATTCTTTGCTAGAATGTTTACCAGTCATTTCCTCTAAAAAGCATTTAGGACAATAATCATCAGAATTTTCTCTATCAAAAACTGTTCCATCATCTTTATGTCTATGTTTCCAATCCAGAAATCCTATACTAATCCGAATTGGATTCTTATTTTCTACTTTTTCCGCATATAAATCTTCACATATTGCATGATAACAAGCCAAACCTAATGGTGTCTTATCAAACTCCCCAGTAGCTTTTAGATAATTACCATCAACATAAACTTTGTCTATTGGCCCTGGTACAGCCTTACCGCCTTGATCTAAATAATGTGATACAGATAGATAAGGCATACCGCCTTTCCAGTAATCGCTTTGATAAAATTCTGGCACGGCCTCATTTTTATCAATTCTATTTATAAAGTCGCTAAATAACTCGGCAGTCATATTATCTTCATACAAGTCATCTTGAACATCAGAAGCGCTAGCTTTCCAACGTAATGTATCTGCTTTTTTATTGTGAGTAGCAGCATTAATTAAAAGAGAAAACTCAGTAAGATTACTTTTCTCTTTCTTGTACTTCTTACTAACTTGACTCCAGGCTATCTTCGCGGCACAAGCATCTTTATCATCCCTACCCTTACATGTACCTGCATAAGCGGAATTGAATATTTTCCGCCACATTGTTTGTGCTTCTTGTGGCAAGCTCTTTACGTTTTTAGGTAATCCACTATTATCTTTATAAGGCATGTTATTTTATCTCTACTATTCCAAACTTGATTTGCCATCCAATTGCAAAAATGTGCATTATAAATGAGGCACTTGCTCCAGTAAGAAATTGTCCTAATATATTATTTCCAAATATACTGTATCTACAACTTATTGCTAGAAAAAAGTATATCCATACACCTATACATAAGTCACACGTAACCAACTTGCCCAAGAACCTCCCTTCCTCAAACCATTCACCAATAAAATATACATCTTGGAACGGGAAACTCTGAGCAAGGTATACCAATAATCTACCAATAAGTACATAAACTATTAATTCATACATCTTTAACCATTGTATAGAACATCATATAAGCACCATCAGGTATCTCTCCCATAAATGAGGGAGGGCCTACTAACCTATATCCTAATTCCATCCAATGATTAATATATGCATCCACTTCTTCTACGCGCCAAATATTCATATCCGGATTTGTAATGTTCTGCTTAGATATTCCGCGAACAAACTGCTTCGCTAATATTACTGGCTGACTAGCACTTAATTCATCTAACACATCAGTGCTTTCTTCCATTGGTTCTTTTCCATTATCATCAGTTATTTTTGTTTTAGTTTTTCCTGTCATTGCCATTCTTAATCTCCTTTACAATATTTGATATATTATAACTAAAATCTTCTACTATATTATAACCTACATTTTTTAGTTCATCTGCTACATATCCATATCCTACTCTGCCTAAACTTATGTATTTATTCAAATCTTTTGCACTAGACAGAAACTTATTGGGCCATATTGTATCAAACTCCTCTTTTATTCTTCTTCTAAATTCTTCTCTATATTCTTCAGCAACTAAATAATTCCATTCCTCAGCTAATTCATCAAAATTAATATCAAATTCAAATAAATCTGGTTCTCCACTTTCTATTGCATCAGCCAGATTAGCTAGACTTTGATTGACTGCCATTTCAAATTTAGTCTTAATTTCACCATGCCCACCTGCACTAGGGGCAACAGGATTACCAAGCAAATCTGGGCTTTTGCCATTTGATCCAGGAGAAGATAACTTATATACCTCGGATTGATCTATCTCGTCAGGAACGGGTATAGTTATTATTCCATCCGCAACCATTTGCTGCCGCCACTCGTTTGCAGTAAATACTCCAAGTGTAATAAGCTCCTTGCCAGCCTGAGACGTGGCTAATCTTGCTCTACCAATAGAAACTCCAAGCTCATCATCCAGATCAATCCAATTGAATACCAAATGTTCTGGCAATAATCTATTGAAAAAATAAGATAATTTCTTCTTCAGCCTACTAAATCCAGTTCTCTTTAACCTACGCTCTTGTCTTATAGAACCAGCTAATGTTTCTCCACCACTTGTTACTGCCTGAATACCAATATCTGACAAGGACATTCCATAACCACCAGCGACAATAGAAGCATATTTTGTTGTTATTCTATCAAACATCATCTCTGTAGGTGGTCTACCAAATGGTATCCATTTAGCAGGACTATCATGTTCATATAAAATAGGAACTTTTAATGGGTCTATTCCGCCTAACATACTTCTAAATGCTTTTACCCATTCTTCTGCTGATGTCTTATCCATATCAGCAAGATCAAGAATACCGGCTTCAGGAGTGTCTAATAATAAATTTGCATAATATATATCACCACGATTGAGTAATTCTATTGAAAGATATATCTTTTCGGGTGGGGCCATACCCCAACCTTTGCGATCTATCTCTGTGCGAGGTGACATATAAATGCGATTTATTGCATGTTTTGGAAACCAAACTGTATCAAGTGGATTACTCTCAACTCGTTGCCCGACAGGCCATTCTCTACTATAACTAGGGAATAATGTTCCACCGTCTAGTAATTCTAACCATAATACTTTGCCGTCTGGGCGATCCCCCTCTCTACCAATCTCAGCAGCGCCGCCAAAAGGCAAGTCTAAATAATCCTTAGCAATCCATTCAATCATCTCGATAAAATCATAATCTTGATTATTATTAAAAAACTTTGTATAATAATCAATATCTGTTTTATACTCATCCCGCATTTGTGGATCAACTGCATCTACTTTCCAGTCCATACTAGAAATTTGAGCAATTAGAGTTTCTCTACATACTATTGCTATGGATTGATTTAATACAAAACTTCTCCAGCGTTTAGCTTGAAACCAATTGGGCTGCAATAATGCTGGAATAATACGATAAAGATAACCATTCTCAGGAAGATCAAGGCTTCTTTGACCTTTATCTCTGGTTGGTCGTGGTGCTGTTCTTTTTGTTCTAGGCATATTTCACCAATACGCGCGAATATATTATAACACTAATTAAAGTGACAAGAAGTCTATATGTTTCCATTTTCGTAATGGTGCGCAACAAATTCTTGCTCCGCTAACACTATCTATTTTATCATCATGTCTACCATGTGGGAATGAAGATAGTTGCTTAAGAAAACCATCATTCCAATTACCCTGCACCATTCGGAAGTGACCATTAGCGGCTTCACCGAACCATATATTAGCTCTAATAACCTTATCACCTTCTGGTCTATGTCCATGTACTGTCCAAGCAGGCAATACAGCATTTACTTCTTTTTTTATTGCAGCTACTTGGTTCTTACCGCCTGCCGCCGGTTCTTGTTCTATGTAAATAGGTACAAATGCACCATCCATCTCCGCTACTTCTACTATATTTTTTATTATATCATCCCATTCCCATTGCCCTGATCTTTGATGTTCAATATAAAAATCATCTTGTATATCCTCAGTTGGAACATGAGATAACAATGTTCCAACAGTCTCATCAGGATCAGTTCTTTTCTTTCCTCTTACTATTTTTACTTCAGAAGCTGCCAAATCCCAATATCTTACTCTTGATTTTACTGTTTTAGGAGGGGCAGGAACTATCTTGCCATTGAACCAAGAAGCATCTCCTAATGCACCCCCCTCATCTGCAAACTCACCGTATAATTCCTGTTCTCGCAGGTATCCTGCTGGATAACTGGCTAACATGGATGCATAAAAGAATGGATCAAGGTTATCTTTATTATCTTCAATTGAACCTTTAAACCAATCAATTAAATTTATATCATCAGGGTAATCTTTTAGCAAATCATCAATTACTCCTTGTATATCAGGAGGAAAGTTTTGTTCTACAAAGAACTCATACATCCAGTGAGACTTACCACGTCCAGTAGCAGTGCACCATGCTTGGGGATTTGTACCAATACGAACAGAAGCAATAGCCACTTTCCAAGACATTCCATCATGGTCTCTACCGGCCTCATCATACCAAAGCCAATTGATATTAGGGCCACGAGCGCTTCCAGGGTCTTTTAATCCTTTGCAATATACTCTTGCACCATTATTAAATACAAGAGAAAATGGGCGTGATGGGTCATATTCTTCCTTTGCTCTATATTGATGAGCAGGTACTATGTGTTGCCAAGGTATCCAATCCTTAAACTCAGGCCATGTAGACACCTTGAAATTTTCAAAATCTGGATTATAAATAGCCCCAGACTGACCTTCCATTATTTTATGGAGTGCTTTTTGTGCTCCCGCTGCCGATTTTCCACTTCCCCTGCCGCCCACAAATAATGAGAACCGCGATTTATTTGCAATAAAACTTGCTTGTGCTTCTGAGGCATTATACAATAACCCAGTATTTTTTATAAGATAACCTTCTTTGGAAACGGGCCAAGCGACTTCTGTTTTTCTTATCTTTTGTTTTATTTCTTCAGGTATTTCTAACCCCCTAGACCTCATTTCTGCCAAATACGCTTTTAATTGTTGTTTTTCTTTTTTAGATAAAACAGTCTGTTTATGAAGTATTGGCATTATCTATTATTAAACTTAAATCTATGTTTTGTTGTATTCTTTCATCTAATAAAAAATTCTGAAAGCATCCCAAACACATCCCTGGTATCAAACTAAAACAATGGTTTTTACAATATAGGCAAAAAGTTACTACCCAATCACTATGTTCCTCACATACTTCCTCAGAGTCCCATATATCTAGGTAATTACCCTTGCAAATCGGGCAGGAAGTGGTTTGGGGGTTCTCCTTCATCTTCTGTTATCTCCATATTTGTCTTTTCGAATAATCCTGCTATATCATCCATCAATTCCTCGTCAGACTTATTTATTGCTTCTTCCAGAACATCAGGCATTCCCCTAGATGCTCTTTCTATCTTTATTCCTTCTACCAGTAATCTTAGAGCAACAGAAGGTGTAACTTTCTTTATGTTTTCTTCTTTATCTAAATATTCTATTGCAATATCCTGCATATCTTTCCCCACATCAGCGTGCCGTCTGAGCATTTCTACTTTTTCAGCAACCATTCTGGTTTCAAGTTCTCTCATTACTTGTTCATCCAGAATCCGCGCTCTTTCTCTCCATTCTTTAGACCAACTATCGAATGATGCTTTGCTGGGTACAAACCCATCAATATCAGGATTAGCCTTTGCGGAGAATACTTGCATACTAGGTTTACCTAAGCTATACCATTGGTAAAAACAATCTTCTTTATAGTCAGCAGTAAAGTTTTTAGGTTTAGTTGTTTTTAGATATTTGTGTGCCAAAGTCTTTTATCCTTTGTTTTTGTAATCCTCTAAGTGTCATAACGTATGTTTTAGCCCCAGCAGCATGTATCATTGTATGACATTTGTTACACACAGGAATACAATTATCCTTAGTTTGCCAGGTTTTTGGTCTTTGGGACTTGGGTATTATCTCGTGTATTGTGTCATAAGGTTGCATACAAATTATACATCTATTTTTGTACTTCGTTGCGATCAGCTTTTCCCATTCTTGTTTCGAATACATAGGCATAATCCCAAAAATCATTTTCCTCTATCCATCTAAAAAATCTTTTCCTAGACGAACCCAGAATGTAAGTAGCTTTTGTAACAACCACTTCATTCCACTCGGTATCAGTATCAAAGAAAACCCCATACTTTTCCATTTCTAATCTTGCTTCATCTAAATGACTAAGTACATATCTCCAGGCAGAATTAGCAACAGTAGTACCAGTGGGATGACCTTTTCCATTCTTTCCAGTCATTCCTCTACGTTCAAATTCCTGACTTACTTTCTTTAGGCTTCCTAACTTATTCCAGAGATCAAAACACTCTTTTCCATCTAATATTCTAGGTGCTCCTATTCTAATCATTTTATTTCTCCTTTATTAATATTATTATATCATCTATATTATAGCATCATCGGGAAATATGTCAATGACTTGTTTTCTAGTAATTTTATTTTCCCCCTTGACAAAACGAAATTCTTAGGTATAATATCAGGGCGTTAAACCGAAGGAAAGTATATTTATAAATTAATAAAGTTATTAATTAATTAATGGCCAGAAATTTCAAATTTTTTATCAGAAAATCAATATTTTTGAAGAAAAACAAGCTAAAAACAGAGAAAAATAGGTAAAAACATACTGTTTTACAGAAAACAGGTAAAATTGTCTCTCTGGAATTAAAAAAAATGAAAAATAAAAATGAAGAAATATGGGGTAAAACATACTGTTTTTAGAGAATTATGAGAGTTAGATTAATAAAACCAAATTACTATTGATTTTTTTGGAAATAGTGATATACTGTATTTAATGATATGGAATAACGTAAGAGTTATAGGTAAATACAAAATCCTTAAAAGCATATCATCTGTTAACTTATTGCTACCTTGTTCTGTTAATTAGTAAACTTAACCTAAATAAAGTTTTCTTATATGTAGAACTAGAAAATGATGTTCATTTGATAATTTTCGAATAAGGAACAAGGTAGCATCAAACTTAGAAAGGAGTAACATGATGTGTATACTAGGAGCAACAGATAGAATTTTACTGATTTTTATTTTAGCAATGGTAGGTTATTTGGCAGGATCATTTACTGTAATTCTTATGCCCAATAAATCAAATATAGATATAATATTAGGAATAATTGTGCTGGGACTTGTAACTGTCGGAGGATGGTTAGTTATATGGAATTACTGTAGTTTTATAGGCTAAAAGGAGAATGAAAATGGCATATATAGAATTAATACTTATAATTTTTTTAATTATTGCAGAAATAATGTTTATAAATGCTTTTATTAATGAATTATCAAATAAGAAATATAGTAAATCTCAATCTTTATCTTTAGTGCTTATAGCTCTATTATCTATTTATGCTTTATTTTTGCGGATGAGTTAATCATATGAACAACCAAATATATATTTTAGGAAATGATATTAGTTATCATCAAAGAATTTATAATCCAGAAAAGAATAAGAAAGCTGACATTGATTTTCTGATTATGAGAGCTACTTATGGAAAATATCAAAACCATGATAGCAAATTTAATGACTTCTACACGAGAGCCAGCGAAGCCAATTATCCCTATGGCATTTCTGCTTATCACTTTTTTAAACCTGGACATGATATAAATGAACAAATGGAATGGTTTCAGGCACAGATGGAAGATAAACCTACACCTAACATTAAAACGCTTCCTGGTGTAGTATTCCTAGATTGTGAACATAGTGATGGAATGCAACCAGATTACATTAGCAGTGTATTGAGAACCGCTTGTGAATATGTAAAAAAACATATTACTTCTGGTTTATATCCTGGTATTTATACCTCACAGGGTTGGTGGAATCATAATGTATTACCTTCTAGTTATTGGTCTCAATTACCTCTTTGGGTAGCAAATTGGACTACTGCTAATCAACCATATCTACCAAGAGATTGGATAAATTGGGATATATGGCAATATACTGTATTAAAGACTAAAGGGTATCTTTATGGTTTTGGATCACAGGGAATAGATATGAATAGAATACTAAAAACAACTGAGCCTCCTCCTGTTCCCCCTCCTCCAGAAGAATTTCCCAAGACAATGGTTGTAACAATTAATTTTCATAATTATGAATATAGAGGTGTAGTAAAGAGAGGAGAATAAAATGGATATAGATGTTAAAATTAAAGAACTACAAGAAAAAGCAAGAAAACAACAAGATTATGTAACTTGGTTAAAATTTGAAAAATATGATGTATTATCTCGTGGAATAGATGAAAAACAAGAATTAGAACAAGAAGAAAAAGAGCTTCAATTAATGCTTGATAAAATAAACCAATTAATTATAAAAAAGGAAAAATAAAAAATGAAGAAGTTATCCCTATCACAAGAGAAATACTTAGACAAGATATATACTATGACTAATCGCGAATTGTTTGATGAAGTAATAGATCAAATGATGTCTTTGACTACAAGTGAAATAGGAGTATGGGAACAAAGCAGAATTATACGCGAACTAGAAGAACGATTAGATGATATAGATTTCCTGGATGAATAAAATATTAGCGGGTTGGTGAGCCTGCCCAGGCAAGAGGAAGAACGAAACATATCAACAGGAGAAATAAATAATGAAATTAAAACCGAACGATCCTGCTCGTATATTATTATTGGATGGGGTAGCCTCTATCCCCGATCCCGAAATTTACAATCCAAATTGTTACATATGTAGAGATTCTGAATTTGCGCGAATGGGTCTGCCCCTTTGCTATAAGTGCTATTTATGTGGTGCTCATGTACCAGCGGATGATACAGTTTGTGACAATGGTCATGATCAATTATTGGAAAGAATTATCCATGAATAAATACAGACTTACCATAGACGAAAGAACAAATATTTACTTCAAGGCTAAAGCAGCTGGTATTGATGCTTCTGAAGATGAGGAATACTCCGTTAATATTCTCATTGATAATACATTCTTTAATATAGAACTCGATGACGACGCTATACTGTATAAGTGGTTACCACATATCCAAACTGACAGCAGGAGCATAAAAGATTGGATACAAATTGACTCTACTGAGGACGCCCTGCGCAACAATATGCAGTAGGACGAGCAATTCGATACACTGGAAGAAAAACGTTTATAATTTATACGCGAATGCGGCGTGGATGATGCTGTTGGTTGGGATTGATCCCCCGTAATTGCCCACGCCGACCAGGATACCGTTCAGCACGGGAGTAAAAGTGTTCGAATCACACCATTCGCTCTAGTACATTAACAATTTATATGATGGTGACGCGAGCAGAGTACTGTTTATTCCCCAAGGTTCTGTCTTGGGTTATCTATAAGCTGCTGATGGTACCCAGGCAATTTATAGCGTATTGAATAGGGCGATCTGACCCGGCCATCTCGGAATAGTAACGCTCAGTTGGTAAAAGCTACTTAACCTTTATGGTGGTGTCCCAGGTTCGATTCCTGGCTATTCTGATAAACGGGACCGCGCAGAGGCTTATGCCCCGCGCCCGTAAGTCTTATAAAAAAACTGCGTTTATAAGATTAACTAATAATGAAAGAATAACTTAGGAAGCAGATTAGACTAAGCAGTAGTCTAGGTATGGCAAGAATAAATATTGCCCCTCGAAGTGCTCTGATTGTAGTATCTATGGGATTAGAAAATACAATCAGAGCCAGGAGGAGTAATAAAAAAGCCAGCGACGCGTGGCGACTCTGGCTTTTCGATACCCAGTGGGCATTCATCTCCACTAATGGATTGAGTATATTATACACCAGTTTTGAGTAAGTGGAGTAATATTAAGACAAAAGGAGATAAAGAAATGAAAAGGGAACAAGCAATAAGAAAGTTTATAGAGGGGTCACATGCTCTTGTATATGATGTCGTTCGCGTATTGCAACAAAATGCAGACGAAAGGTCAAAGCAATTCACACAAAGAGAACTGGAAAGAATTCTTGTTCTGTGCGAGATTGCCCTAGATCACACAGATGAGATCAGTTGGGAATCAAATAGAGCCTTGATGGACAAAATACTTTACGAAATCATTGAATATAACAAAGTAAAAAGAGATAATATTGTGTGGTAAAGAAAATAAATAATGATAATTAGACAATCTATATTTTTCGCTCTTATATTTGATTTTCCAATATGTATAATGTTAAGAGGATACACAATTATGACTTGGACGCAAGTTATAACTATTGGTGTATTCATTTTTGCTGGGCTGTTTCTGTTTTTTGTCACATTATTTAGCGCGATGGAAACGGCTAAACTAAGCAATAATATAGATAAGAATGTTATAAAAATGCTCCAATATCAAAAAAGAGGATCGCAATCTCAATATGGTTTCCCCACTGATGATGAATTAGAAGCGATGGGATATCTTACAGATGGATTTGGCAATTATTGGGATAAATATTGTCCCAAATGTGGAGCCGAGATGGTAGTTGTGCGTCCTGGTGATGCTAGATGTTCTAAAGAATGTTACAGGAAAAGGCCTAATGATTAAATACTATTGTAATGGTGGAATAGACGGATTACCTCCGCATAAAAAGACAAAGATGATTTCTTATGATTATGGTCAGAATGTTCATTGCCCTATTTGTAATTGGGGATGGTGTAATATTTCTTATGCTTGTAGTTCTGCTTGGAATAAATCGGCTACAAAAATCTTAGAAGAATATAAAGAAATATGGAAAGAATTAGCAAATAAATAGGTTGAAAATGTGATATTCAATCAAGATAGTTGAAACCAACCAAATTGGTTATATAACCAATTGTATTAATTGAAAAGGAAATAAAAAATGAATATAAATGAATTCGAGCTTGCAAATGATGGAAATGATTTTGACAAAAGTAAAGAGGAGATATGGATTGATTACTTTATAGAAGATACAGAGAATATGAGCAATATGATATACTCTTTAGGCGCTAAAGTAATATGTAAACATTTTACTGAAGAAGAGCGTCAAACAATCGCCATGTGCGCTAAAATGTTAGTGCGTGATGCGTCATATTTAATCAATAGAATTGATAATCATGGGAAAGGAGGAAATGAAGGTTGGCTAAGAATGTATCAATCACTACCACGGAAATAAAATTCTCATAATTCTCTAATGTAAAATAACATATTCTATGATATGATAATGAAAAGGAGAATGAACAATGACAACAACAATAACAATGATAGCAGATAATAGAAAAATACATCGTTTGATATTGACGCGGGGTATAGTAAATACAGTAAATCCAACAATTGATGAAATTGTGCCTTATTATGAAAAGACTGTATTATGGTTTGCAGTTATCTTTGCCGGAGAGATAAAAGCTAGAATAAACAGTGGTTGTGTAGAAGAAGTAATATATGATGAAAAAGGAGAATGAATAATGAAAGAATTTTTATTCAATACCGAAATGATAATAGCATTGCGTGCGGGACGTAAAACACAAACTCGACATCCAATGATCCCACAATTAGAAACAGGTAATATACGATGGGATACCGAAAAACAGATAAAAACTTATGGAGGCTATCCTCTTGGACGAGGAGGAATACAATCCCCATACGGAGAGGTTGGAGCTATAAAAAACATCCGAGAACGTCATGCTTATATAATGGATGCTCAATATGGAGGGGAAGATCATATTGAATACTATGCTGATACTCTAGCACCTTATCCCGCAGAATGGGAAGAAGAAAATGCGAAAGGAAACCCAGACGCCCCAAAGTGGCGACCATCTATTTACATGACGAAAGACGCGATTAGAACTAGAATTGAAATAACGAATGTACGGTTTGAGCCATTACATAGTATATCTTATGCTGACATTGTGGCAGAAGGAATAAAGCAAGAGAATCACAATTCGCTAACAGCTAACACAGATGATTGGTTATTGATAGACAAGTTCATCAGTCTATGGGATGGTATTTATGCAAAGCGCGGTTTTAGTTGGTTTAATAACCCCTGGGTTTGGGTACACGAATTCAAATTGCTTGATGCTTTTGATAAGAATAGTTGACAGAAACGAAAGGAGAATGAATAATGGAAGACTTAGCAATATTTGGAATAATAATAGGAACTCTCTGGATAATGGGTATATTTCTAACCGCAAAGGTAGAGAATAAAATCAAAAATAAATAAGGAAAATAAATGCATTATGGATACAAAACGTATTCAATATACACATAATAACTCAGAATAATGCAGAAACAGTCTGTTTTAGAGAAAATAAATGAAAATATGTAGAATAATAATATTTATTATAATAATACTGATATTAGCCGTGCTGGGTGTGTTAGGATATGCAATGTATACAATGTTTAATATACATTGGGAAAGTAGATAATCATGTTTGATAAGTTGTTATATAAATTAGATAATAAACCAAAATATTGTGAGGTATGCGGCAAACAATTAATACGAGAAGAGGTTGCTATTTCTAACAGCCAGCTTATTTGGGTAAAAATAAGTTGTCCTGATTGGTATAAAACTTCATTGCATTCTAACCATACAGACTATCATTGGATGGATAAGGATAGATAATGAATAAATTAAAACAATGCCCTTTTTGTGGTGCTGAACATAATGAAAACGATATGTTTTATAAAACAATAGAATGTAGTCATTGTGGAGTGATTATAGATTTTTATTTAGCCGCACCAGCGCGGAAAGATATGATTAAATCATATAATACACGTCCAATCGAAGAAGAATTAGGATTAAAGATAATAGAGATATTAGGTAAATATGATAAATTAAGTGAGGAATATTTCAAATTAAAATCAGAGGTTGAAGATGTCATATTGGAATCATAGAGTAATAAAGAGAATTTACCCACATGATAAAGTTCTGTATGGTATCTATGAGGTATATTATAACGATGATGACTTAATCTGGTCTTATACAGAAGAACCTAGAAATATTCAATGTGAAAGTGTAGAAGAATTGCGCCAATCTCTAAAATGGATGATAGACTGTTTGGATAAAGAAGTATTAATTTATGACAAGATAAAAACAATAGATTATAATGAAATAAAACTAGAAAAGGAGAAAAAACAAAATGAGAAAGTTGACTAATAAGCAATTAGTTATAATAGCTAATTATATAAACAAAGAAGTACAAAAATATAATCTTGGAGGTCGTTATACAAAAGGGGAATGGGATCATCTTCAAGACCTAAAAGATATACAAGCGTTTCTTGAACAAGTAAGATTAGAGGTAACAGAAGAATAAATAAATAATGGAACAACTAACTAAAAAAGAATATTTAATGCTTATCGGGTCTCAGAACAGTGTAATTAGTGAATTAAAGGAAGTTGATATGGGTAACTAGCTGAAGTGGAGTAAAACAATAACTAATTACTTGGTATCCACTGAACAACTAAGAGACAAATTAATTCGCATGAGAGATAATTTGGAAGATCAACCGTTAAAGAATACTTAATAGTTAAAATATAAGGAATATAAAAATATGATGGCGTTTGATGATTTAGAAATTGAGAAATTTTATTGATATTATACTTATAGCAAAAAATTTGGAGGATTTAATGTTTTGCGTTGTGAAATGTGGGATGATGGCAATATCGTGATGGTAATAGGTAGTGATGAAATTATTCGCAATAGAGATTGGGATAAAGATTGTGTTATTGTGTGTGAGATAGTACCACCAGAAGTTCCGGATGAAAATAATTCATGTAGTGCCACTTAATGATTGGTTTGAACACAATGAAGATGGAACTGAATGTCACTGCGGCCCGCGTATTATTGTAGAGAATGGCGTATCAATAGTGATACACAATGCTTATGATGATAGAGAGGAATATGAGAGAAACTTGGAATTTGCTAGAAAACGAATTGAATATGCCAAACGACAACTAAGATTAAATATATAGAAAAGGAGAAATAATAAAAATGAATAATACAAGAAAAACACTAATAATATCAAGAATAACGTTAATGGGTATTGCATTAATATCCTTTGCACTTATAGAAATTGTGTCTAATCCATTTGTAAAGATAGGGTTAGGGATAATGGCGGTTCTGTGTTATGTAAATGTATTTGCATCATATTTCCCATTTGAACAATAAAGAAATCTTGTTAGTTGTGATATAAATGAACAATACTGCAATGCAAGTAAGAATAGAAACATACTGTTTTAGATAAAATAAATACGAAAAAATGGGAACAAAATTTTAGAAATTGATTGTATATACATAATCCCAAAACTGCAATATCAAAATTCCGAGACAAAATTCAGGGATACTGGTGCGTTAGTATACACGCACTTCCCGCGTTACTCTATCCAAACTCTCATCTTAGATTAATGTTCTTTTAATGCTAGTGTGGTAGGGGGCGCTCTAATCTAATTCTAATGTGAGATTAATGTAGGGTTAATGTTGGTATGGTAGGTAGAATACTAGAACATATGTGCTAACAATGGGGATAATAGAACAAACGTTCTACTACTAGAAGCCGGAAGATTAGAACAAACGTTCTACCGGCTGGTCTAGAACAAATGTTCTGACATACCATGTAACATTAGAACAAGTATTCTAATAATTGGTAGTTGTCTGACAAGTAGGATAATTAGAACAAACGTTCTGGTGTTCTAGTTCCAGGAACTAGAACAAGTGTGCTAATAATTATAATTAGAACAAATGTACTAACAATACCAGCGATCTAATCTTATTGCATATAATCGCAATAGCACATAGTAGTAGTAGCAAGTGATTGTACTAGTATATAATCGCAATAGCTAAATGATAATGATTGTCAATAATAGATATGATACACAATGTATTATAAGTGACAACCTATTGCTTATGTTATTATGCATAGTATATGTGACAACCAATAGCATATGATACCATGTATAATGTATACTACATTTGTTGTTTATATTACATTTGTTTATTATCAGGGACTGGTATCCTTATTGTATAACCTACACTATGGTGTCACTTATAATGGTAAAAGATTATTAGAATAGTGGATAGGTAGTAAATGACCTATAATTGATAAATCAAAGGTAACGCGCGTTACCACGCTCTCTAAGAAACGATAAAATGTAAAGGTTGTCTGACAAGTAAGGCTATATTAAAATACTCTCATCTGATTTTAATGCTAGATTAATACAATCACTTCTGAAATTTGCTATAATAAATATAGAAGTTAACCAAATTGTATTGAAAGGATAATTGACATGACTACAGAACGCAAGTTAACGGCTCAAGAAAAGTTAGATTGTATATTTATGCTAGCAGAAGGTTACACTTATGATGGGATGTCTTTAAAATCCGATCATCAAAAAGCATCAGGCATAAACAAAAACTGGCATGAGTATTCTAGCTTTTTAGATTATTGCGAATACCGCGGATTAATTAAGCACACTGGAATATCACGTGAAGGTATGGACACGTATAAGATAAGATAACTGTATACTTGTATCGGTACAAGTATAGCAAGATTGTATCGGTATAAAATTTACACTTTTGTTATAAGTATAAAATTAACTTAAGGAAGGATGATATGAAAATACCAGAAAATACCAAAGCATATTACATAGTTGAATATAGCAATTCAATTTTAGGCCCACAAATTATCCAATGTAAAGGTGAAAATAAACCATTCACATCAATAGAATATATTGACGGCCCATTTTTGACTTATTCTGAAACGGCTCGATGGTTGTCGGAATACACGAATTAATAGAATAATCCATATAATCCTATCTACACCAGGATAGGATTATACCAATTTTTTTATTAATCTATCCTACCTGGGATAGAATAATCAATATAAAGGATGGTAAATTATGGAACGAACGACAAGTAAAAAATGGGAAGCTTGGATAAAGCGGGAAGCGGCTCTTGAACGCGCTAAGAAAATACAATCCCCCCTGTTAAGGAAATTAATCATATCGGATATCAACAAAGGAAAGATAAAATCATGAAAAACCGCAAACTATGGGAAATCGCGATTGAAATTCGCGATAATTGGAAGAATGTTAACTACGCTGCACAGCCTTACCTTGACGCAATGGTAGAATTGGATGATATTACAGACCATTATATGTTTGATTCTGCCAAATCAGTTGTATTATACTTTTTAGCGAATGCGGGGGGTTGGCGTGGTGAAGTAGCAAGGGAAGTTAAAAAAGAGTTAAAGGCGATGATAGTATGATAGAAAAAGTATTATCGCAAGTACAAGAAATGACGTTTTATTCTATGGATTATTTGATTAATTTTATTGATCAGGAAGTCCACAACCGAAAAGATTCGATTCTATTGGCTATACTGTTGGATAACTATTATCCTGATTTAGTATCATCGGGATAATAATCTAATCCAAGTAGCATATCCTGATAAGATATGCTACTTCAATTAGATTTTTCAATTTACTCAAAAGAGTAAAATTAATCATAAGAAAAGAAAGGTAAAATCATGTTAAAAACTGTAGCATTAGATAAGAATAAAGTAGAATTATTGTTTCAGGAAAGTGATCATCAATCAAACATTATTATAGGGTTGTATAAGATGGTATATCCTGAATGGAATAATATTCAATCAGTTAATGGCTTTCCTACTATTAATGAATATACCAATAATCAATTGTTTGAATTGTTTATCGAATTTGATAAAAAACATCATCCTGAAGTATACGCGGGTGGGGCATGGCTTAATAACGGATTTTCAAGTGTCAACAGTGATGATTTAGACGACTGGACTGTACTACCAGTCAACGTAACATTAGTAGCATAGCATACCAATGCCCCCCTGTTAGAATTCTAACAGGGGGGCATAATTATTTACAGAGACCGCGATATTTTTAGAACAAACGTTTTATTAATCCGATTAATCAGATAACTAGCACAAACGTTCAAGGATTCTTTGGCAGTTGGATTAAGATAGACTGCAATAGTGCAATATAAATAAACTGCAATATAATTTTAAACTGCAATATGAAAATATTTTAATCAAACATTAATCTAAAAACAGTCTGTTTTATGATACAATAGTTATAAGATAAATTTAATTATATCACGAAAAGGAAAAATAACATGAATAAACAAGAAATAAAAGTTGCAATGAATGATTTATGCAATATTGAAAATGTGTTATTACGTGAAATATATTCTACTATCACTAAAGAAAATTGGGACAAAGTTAGTGAATTAGCAATAAAAATAAAAGATATACAATCACGTCAAACAAATTTAACTTACTATTACGTAGAAATGAAAGGATAATTACAATGTATAAAAATATTAATGAGTATGATTTTAGACAAGCTTTTCATAATATGGGGCGTGGTGATCAATTTTCATATAATGCATTGACTGCATTATTTGATTATTATGATAACGCAGACAATAACGTTGAATTAGACGTTATCGCGATTTGTTGTGATTGGATGGAATATCCCACTACAAAGGAAGCATTTCAAGATTATTGTATTGATACTGATTATTCAGAACAAGAAGCATTAAATTATTTTTATGATCGAACGTCTGTTATTGAATTTGAAACTGGTATTCTAATAGCGGCTTATTAAACTTGACTTATAATCATTATTCCCTTGAGATAATGATTATAGGTGAGGTTTTATAATTTAGTCTAATCAGAAAGGAAATAAAATCATGGTGAACTATTATAAAGTAAAAGAAAGTGTCAAGCGGGAATGTTATGTAAAAGATGGTTATTTTGGTGACACAATTAAGGTAGGGATTGCATTTTCTGAGAGTTACGCAATGATTGTGCATGATCACGGTTGTCATAAAGCAAACTCAAGAGTTTATCAAGATGAAGCGGAAATGTTATATTATTATGATAATCATGCAAACGTTCATTTTCCACAAGTAACAAGGAAAATCAATAGTTAATCAATTGAAAAGGAATAAAATCATGGAAAAATTAGATTGTGGACACACTCTAGTAAAAAATGGTGGGGATGGGATAGGGGTAGGGTATGGTATAAATAAAGATGGTAAGAAATTCTGTTACCAGTGTTGTGCAATACAGGACATTGAATATATGGCAACACATGACCGTATTTGTTTATATCTCACTACAATCAATGAAAAATGGGTTGTGACAAACTGGCCCAATTCACTGCAAATGGCTGCGACGGTCAGTATAAAACCTAATGGGCATAATTGGGGCATAACGCGTCGGGATGCTTGGTTTACTGATGCCAATAATAATAAATGGTGGGGGGTACAATATGGTGACAACACTGAAATAATTCACTGCAAGAAACTGCATAATTAATCAATCCGTAGAATATAGCCTTGAGGTTGCTATATTCTACCAATTGATTTATTATTCAATAATGAAAGGATAAAATAACATGAAAACTGCAATAACAACCACGCGTACGACTCCAATAATTAGCAATACTGCAAATGAAAAAGATATTATTACGCTAAAAAGTTATTTTCATGGTGATTTAGTTACATTATCAGATGATAATTATTACGATAAACTATTGCTAGAAATTATTAGAGACTGCAATCTGCGTCCAGTACAATGGGATTATCGTACGAACCTTAATATAAATGATATACAATTTTACTTGATTGATAAACATAAATATATTCTTGCCAATGCCTGTAAAAGTTTTTATGGTGTCAATGATATTACTAGCATTGAAAATGAACGTTTGTTTTATAGTTATGCTTATTATATTGCGTATATTATTGATACATTAGATCAAGCAAGGAAAATAGAAAATGAACTTTGAAATAATCCCCGCCAGCGTTATAATAATTATAGTATTCTGTGCAATGCTTTATTGGGCTGAACGCGTATAAAAACTGCAATAATGTAAAATGTATAACCCTGTTAATTCGGGTAAGTTAATGACGATATACATTTTACACTCTCATAATCCTCTAATCTAAAACAGCCTGTTTTATGGTATGATTAGATTAGATAATCAAAATTAGAAACGGAGGAAAACTGCAATGGACACAAAAATAATAATCAATAGTTGTTCTCTGAGGGCGAAATTAGTTTATGGTACGCGTACCAAACAATGGTATTTGGTTGACACCTATGATAGAGATTATCAGTACGGAATTGATCCAGAGGACTTTGATAAAATGGGTGAGAAACTAGCAAGGGAAACATATCTTGCCGCAAGCGTAATATAAGGAGAAAATGCAATGGGAACAAAAAAGGTAAATTATATCGGAAAACCTATCTTGAGTGGATAGGTTATACTAATTGTTTTATCAATCTAGTGAAGTTGCTAGAATATATTAGAAAGGAAAAACTGCAATGGATAACGAAATATATAACGAAACAAGTTATAAAGATTATAATATTAGAATTGAATATGAGAATTATCCTATGTCACCACGAGATTGTTGGGATAGTTTGGGCACAATGATATGCTGGCATAATCGCTATACATTAGGAGATAAACACGATTATGAACGACCATCAGATTTTCAATTAGACTTGATTGAATTTAGTGTCACTATTTCAGATGATGAATATATGGATTGTTCTTTATACGGATTTAGTGAAGAACAACAAGAGAGAGTAGACAAATACATTGAAAAGAATTATATAATTCTACCACTTTATCTCTACAATCATAGTGGTATTACTATGAAAACTTCATCTTTCTCTTGCCCTTGGGATAGTGGTCAAGTGGGTTGGATATATGTTTCATATGAGAAACTAAAATCTGAATATGGATGGACTTACATTACTAAGCAACGAATAAAGAAAATTGAAGAGTATCTTAGGAATGAGGTTGCTACTTATGATAATTATTTGACTGGTACAGTATTTGGATATAATGTGATTGATCCAGATGGCGAATCAATTGATTCGTGTTGGGGATATTATGGATATGATAGTGAGAAATACATAATTGAGGAAGCTAAAGATATAATTGATTATCACAAAAAAGAGGAGAAAATGCAATGAATGAAATAATCAAATTAGAATTAGATAGAGATGACAATAAGACCATGAAATGGCTGAAAAAAGCCGTTTCAAAAGACGCCGCAAGATTAGCACTGCAAGCGGTCAACAATGAAAATGGTCATCTGGAAGCGGTTGACGGTTTCCGTTTACATGCAACCAATGCAATTGAAAACTTTCCTGAGGGATTGCATGGAATAGACGCGGTTACCGGTAAGACTGGAAATTGGATTGTGCAATCGCTTGAAAAAGTTACTTTTCCTGACACAAGTCAGATTGTGCCGGACAAAGAGCCAATCTTAGAGATTGGTATCAATCCACAATATTTAATTGATGCCTTGTCAGGGTTCGACAAAGGTGAAACAGTCAAATTGACGTTTTATTCCCCTAATCACCCGATGGAAGTCAGTGGTGAGGAAAAATATGCTATGATTATGCCAGCAAACTTAGATCAATATAATGGGGATCATTGGAAACCTGAAAAAAGAGAGGAGCAAGACAATGAAAAGAAATCAGAACTGGAATGATAGAGTGAATGAGTTACATAATCAAGTAAATGAATACTTACAATGTTTAGGCTACACTGAGTATGATGCAAAGGATTATAATAGCAATAAAGAGGATTATGTATCAGATTGTGTTCGTGACTTTATATCTGTCAACGATGAGATATATGATAAAGATGAGAGACGAATTATTATTAATCACTTTGAACGAATGATTAATGATGTCTGGGATCAGATTGAAGTCTAATAAGTGGTTTGTCTATCTGATCCATTTCCAACAAACTATTGGTACTGCTAAACATTCCGCACAACACTATATTGGCAGTACCAATAATGTTCCTGGAAGGCTACAAAGACATCGGTCAGGACGTGGAGCTAGAATACTGCAATATTGTAATAAGACTGCAATAGATTATAATGTAATACGTGTCTGGTTGTGCTCTGACCAAAAAACTGCAATGCAATGGGAAAGACAACTGAAACGATATAAGAATAGTAAAAAACTTTGCCCTAAGTGCAACCCAAAAACTGCAATGCAATATATGAGGAGTGATTACAATGATTATCAATTATGAACAAGCTCTTACAGAATTAGAATATTTAGCTAATAAACATGGAGCAGAACTAATGGCACAGAATAATAAATGGTCGGGCGGGTCTGGATGGGTTGTAATAATAGTAGATATAGACTACAATGAAATATATTACAAAGGGAATGGGGATACAATGGCTAATGCTATTTTTGATTGTTACTATAACTCAATAGAGAGAAAATAAGATGAAAGGAGAGGTATAAATGTTGATGTTACCAGAATGGATAATAATTAAAGAGAGACTTGAAAACAATATAGATTTATTAGGAACTCAATTTACAGATGATGCCGAATACGATATTTTTATTTATCACACCTACTTATTAAATTATGTGATGAAAGAAATATATCAATTTGAACCACAATCACTGGAGAAAGAATAAGATGAAAGAGAAAAATCAAAAAGTTGTTATTCTCACAGGAGATAATATTGTTTGGGCTGAGAAATACAGAACTGTTTATGATATAACAGAGAAACAAGATTACAGAGTTGGATATACTAAAATCAATAATCTCACATTTTATGTAAAACAATTCTCTAATAGCCTTACTCAAGAATGGTATGGACATATAGCTTTGGGTTATGATATAAAATATGATTCTTATAGACATAAACCAATAGAAATGTCAATCTTGCTATAAACTCTCATAATTCTCTAATGTAAAACAGACTGTTTCTGTGTTATGATAAGTATAGATAAAAATAATCAGAAAGGAAATATAATGATAAAGAAATTTGATATAAATAAGTATCTTGAACAACATAAGACTATTACACAACTGACTAAAGTGACATTCCGCGATTTAGCTCCACGGATTGTCTGTAAAGATGGTTTCAATATCAGTGTGCAAGTTGGTCGTTCTATGTATTGTCAACCTAGAATAGATGATGCCTATTTTTATACTCATGTGGAGGCTGGTTTTCCTTCGGCTACTGATGATCTTATTACTAAGTATGCTGAAGGAGACGGAGGGGATACTAAATTAACACAAGATGTATATCCCTACACTCCCGTTGAAGTAATCAATGATCTTATTGACAAACACGGTGGATTAGCCTAAATAATATATAAAAAAAAGGAAGGAATAAACATGGAACACAGATTAGATATTATGTTAGATCAGCAAGATGAATTATACAAACTGCAAGATGAACATGATATATTTAATATCAGCCAATATCAATATAAGTCAACAGAAGATCAAACAGTAGATGTTACTTTTATTCATGTAATTTGCCCAATAGACAGCAAAGATAAAAGGGTACAAAATATTACTATTTGTCTGTTACGACTTTCTGGGATACCAGTTGTGCATAGTGGAGTGGCAATAATGAACCCTAATGATGAGAATAATCCGCTTATTGGCGAACAATATGCCTTCAAGCGGGCTGTTCGGCAAGGTTATAATGTTTTATGCAAAAAGCGTAATATGCCTTTTATAGCATCGGTGTGGAATAAATATCACACTCATCACAGACAAAAATTATGGGAAACAAGAAAGTTAGAAAAATTAGCAATAAGAATAGGAATAAAAAATAATGGACGATATTAGAGAATATTATTTAAGAATAGCCATAATGCTCATTATTCTATCTTTTATAATTGCTGGTATTAATATAATTATATCTAATCTATTAATCACACAATTATTGTGGGGAATTTGTGCGGGGAATACTTTAGCGTGGATAGCGATATTGATTGTTTTACAACTAACAAAGGATTGAAAGGAGAATAAACAATGAGTAGAAGATATAAAATTGTTATGGGTACAGAAGAATTTACTACTGATAACATTGATTATGCTGAATTAGACGTAGATGGGTATGAAAACTTTCAAACATATGTCTGGATGCAAATAAATGATAGTCGTTTTCGTCTTGTATTTGATGATGATATAGAACTATATCAATGGGTTACTGATAAACCAATTTATGGTTGGAAACTTATTGATACTACACAAAACTTTTTAGTAACGCGTGAAGAAGTATATAGATATGATAGAGGATAAACAATGACTAAAGAAATAACTTCCCCCCTTTATTTCGCTTGGTCTCAGGCGCAAATAGATATTGAGCGATATAAGCCAAGTAAACCAACATTTATTCCATCTTGGCGTATAGATGAGCAGATAACAGTATGGGTAGTAGTAGATGTTCCTGTCAAACACGAATACATAGATAATGCAGCAGAAATTCTGCGATTGCAATTAGTGGGAGAAGAAGTTCCTCCTCCTATTCTGACGGTTGAAGGATTACGATATTGTGAACAACAATTGTTAGACCGTAGTCGTATAAAAGAAAATGAAGTAGAGAATAATAACCCAAGTACAACCTCTAAGAATGACTTTGATGACGAATTAACTTGGGAAGATTAAACAATAAAAGGAGAAATAAGAATGAATGAAAAAGAAATTAAAAAATTACAAGATATGTATCAAAAGGATGCGATCCCTCATATATGTACTAATTGCAAAAAAGAGTTTTATGGACTTGGAATACATGAATTTAATCTTAACTATTCTTTAGGAATGATTCCATATGCCGAATTTTGTTGTGAAAAATGTGCAAAAGAATTTTATAGTAAAGGAGAAAAATAATATTATGTCATACAAACCAAAAACTATATCAAGTGGTGGAAGTGCAAGATGGGGATTGGCTAAGGTAGCAATTTCCAAAGATAAAAGCAAGGTGCAAGTGTTATTCAAAGATGATCCACAAAATCCGATTATACTCTTCGCTGAGGATTGTCCTGATAATATCAAGGCAGGCAAGTGGATTGTATCGTTATCTGAGGATGAGACTATAATGTTTAGTTTCAAACCCGAAAAAGGCACATTCACTGTAAAAGTAAAAGAGTTTGTTGTTCGTGATAGTGGTATTCCAGAACCGCGCTTGAAAGAAGTATCATTTGTTCGTGATGGCAAAAAACATGAATATTCTTATGAATATTTTATGGTCTTACTGGAAATCCTAGAACCTGAACGATATGCAGGGTTAGAAATTACGGCCATGATGCGTTATCATTTCGGGGTTGGCGAAATAAGCGCTGAGGGTAAGGATTTAGTAGGCTATACCAAACCCACTTCCAAATACACCAGCGACTTACAAGACTTTCTGGATGCTACTAAAGCATGGGAATTAGGCCCAATTGAATATTCAGACAATATTCTTCCTGAATTACAGAAACGTATTCTACACGCGGCTAACCAATTCTCCGTGACATTGAAAGATGGCTGGATTGTTAATGGTTCTATTATGTCCTATGATGAACCTGATCAAGAGGAAGTTCCTTGGGAAGAAACTACTACTGAAACACAAGCCCCATCAGAACAAACTCAATCTGATATGCCTGATTTTGATGAAGATGATAATGAAACTCTTACTCAATCTCCTCAATCTGATGCAGATTTTGAATAAGGTATAATTGAATTACTTATTCCTTCCTTTCTTTGATGTGGGGCATACGAATTTATTATACAGCGTATGCCCCACCGAAGGGGATAAAAGTAATTAGTTATGAAAAATATAAATGAAGATAATATTGTATTCATAAATGGAAAAGCTTATGAAATTGTAAAATTCAATTCTAAGCTCACAAATAAATCCATGACACTAACAGGGCTAATGATAGGAACTGAAGGTTATATAGCGGTTGGTAAAGGATATAGAATATATAATTCCAAATCTGGTAAGCCTATTGTTCAAAGCAGATTTCTGGAAATATATGAAGCAATACAATTTGCTGAGTGGATATATACAGTTTATAAAGATTATCTTGTAATTTGGGAAGATTATCCCAAAGCAAATATTATTAAGTGGTGTAGATATGCAGTAGAAGGTGGTTTGATCCTTGATAGAATGATAGAGATACTAAATGATAAATCCGATATAGATAATAAAGATGTTAGCTTAGCATGGAACACAGCACGACAGGAACAGGAACAAATACCAGAGTTATTGGCAGCAAACTAACAAAAAATAAATAGCGAATAAAAGGAATATAATATGACAACAATAAAAGAAGAATTAACTATATCAGATTTTGATTGGGAAAGCGGGATTATTATCTATCAGGAAACTCCCGATGATTATTCGCCAGGATGGACTCCGAATAGTATGATAATTCCTGGAATTGAAATTAAGCATACTCACCCAATATTGACCAAAAACTTTCAGACAGGTTATGGCGGCCCACAAATGCCGCGATTTATTGCTAAGGATAATAAATATATTTATTTCCCTGCTCAATATGATGGTAGTACATGGATTGAAAAAATAGCCATCGACATTAAAAACGAATATATTAATATTCCAACCCCTTACCCTGGTGGCTAGTAAATAATGAGCGATTTAGATAATGAATAATTTAGATGAGATTTTTCAGTATTTAGAGAAGGCAACACGCTACGATCACTATATTTGTGCTCTCTGTCCTTTCCATGATGATACTAGACCTAGCTTCTTTGTTTATGAGGATAGCTACAAATGTTTTTCTTGTGACGCAAAAGGCAAAACTTCTGATTTATTAGATAAATTAAGTTTAATATCAGGCAATGTAGTTCCTACCAAGAAATATTATTTTACTAATCCCTGGACTATTTGGATGAGAAGTCATAGCCTAATTCGTATTACTGAACAAGCTCATCTTCAATGTATAGAGAATAATAAGACAATCTATATGAAAGAGAGAGGTATAAACTTACAAACAATAAAAGATTTGCGATTAGGTTATAGAGATAATTGGATAGTGTTTCCTATATTCGATCAGCATAATCATGTCATTGGTGGTACAGCAAGAGCAGGAAAAGATAAGGTAACTGAAAGTAAGTATATTAATCCCAAAGGGCAAGACCCTGATATGTTATTTGTGCCATCATGGCAAAGAGTAATAGACAAACAGACTGTTTTTCTTACTTTCGGAATAATAGATGCTATATCAATTTACCAACTAGGGTATGCTTCAATGTCTACTACTACTGGGAAGAGATTGAACCCTGATGCTCTCTCTGGAATAAGAAAAAAAATAGTTATTATTCCTGATGATGGTGAGGTGGTAGAAGCTGTTTGGTTGTCTGCCAACTTAGGCTGGAGGGGTAAAGTAATGAAGATAGAATGGGCTGATGGTATGAAAGATGTGAACGATTTGTTTATAAGGTATAGACCTCACTTAGAAGAATTATTACAGATGGAATTAGGAGTTAATTAATGAAATATAAAAGTCGTTTAGTTTCAATTGATGAATGTGGAAACGAATTACCTACTATAATATTTTGTTTTACAGATGACAAAAAAGCAAAAACGTTCTGGAAAGTTCTCAGGGAACAATTTCTAGAAGTATCTATCCAACAATTAATTAACCCAATTATGGTAATGTATGATGGTACGGAAGAAACAGAAGGAAAGTTACACTTATTAGCATATCAAATAATGGAGAATGAAAATGGAAACTGAAATTGCAGTAATACTACATGCTATATTTTTAGCAACAGTAAATGGCTTCGCTCTTTTAGCTTGTATAATTGTTGGTTGTTGTATTTGTGTATTCTTAATAAAGCGATTTGATTGTAAAGTATGGATTTTTACATTCTTAATATCTTGCTTATGTATCCTGCTTTTTATATCCGCTTATGGAACACTAAAAGGACAGTAATAAATGGCACAAATTGGTACAACATGGGAAGATGCAAGCGAGATAGTTTCTGGATTAATCATTACTAATAAGATTGCTAGTAGTTCTGCAAGTTCTGAGTCATTGTTCCCTCCATATAATGAATTAGTTAGGTTCTATCAAGAAGGAAACACTGAACCAGAAACGCTAATACAGAAGGCAGGGATAGGTATATTTCAATCTAGCGTCAACTCAATTCAAAACCTCGATGGTACTGGTACATTAGACTGGTTGGCTATCTTAGAAGAAACTAGACAAAGATACCAAATGGGAAATAGATTAGAACGAATAAGTAAAAAACTAAAACGAGGAGAATATATAGATGGTGCAGAAATACGTCATGTTGCCAATCAATTTGGTCAAGGCAAAACTGGTAGGGTTAGTTTAGACCAAATAGATGCCAGTGAAGTACCTTTTATATTGACAGGCTATAAACCATTAGATTGTCATCTTGGCGGCATTCCTACAGTTGGGATGATAGTAGTTGGGGGCAATCCTGGTATTGGTAAGACTACTTGGGCTATTAATGTAACTGCTGAGTTTGTCAAAAAACATCCCGATAAAAAGGTAGCATTTTATTCTCTTGAAATGATGTTACCAGAAATAGCTTTAAGGTTCAATGAAATAACTAACCTAGCAAAAGAAGAAAAAGGTAGAATATTAATTAATTGTGACCCATTATCTGCAAGCGAAATAATTGCTGATGCTTCTGCAATTACTAATCTCGGTCTTATAGTAGTAGATTTTATGGATTTTGTAGTGAGAGGAGAACTAAGCGAGTCGTCTATGTCTACTGCATATCTTACTCTTGCTATTGGGTCGAAACAACTAAGCGCACCGCTTATTGCTCTTGCACAATTTAGTTACAAATATCATGGTGGGATACCCAAACCTACTGATATAAGGTGGTCTAAAAGTGCTGAGATATTAGCCTGGATGCAAATTATGTTATATTCGCCCAGTAAGGATTATTACTCACAACAAGACAAATTACCTACAATGGATGGTATTGGTTATATGGTAATTTGGAAAGTGAGAGGAGGGTTTAGGAAACACAGAGATGAAAGTCCTGGCGCTATACAAATGCCGTTTGATGGCACAAAGGGTTGGGGCTGGTGGCAAGATCATTACGTTAATGGCAAATGGTTTAGTCTAAAGAATATATAAAGGAGAATAAAATGAAAACAAAGAAATATTATGAGCTTACTATTACAAAAATACATGAATTTAATATTGATGACGCCAAAGATATTTTTCTAGTTCCAGATAGCAAATCGGGCATGTCAATAGCCGTGGAAAGAAAATCTAATAGACAGATTAAGATTACATTTGAGGCTGATGATGTAACATTACATTGTTACTCAAAACATATATAAAGGAGAATGAAATGGCAGCAATAATATATACAACATTTTGGGCAATAATAGCAGTCTTAGGTATTTTAACTGTTTTGATTTTTGTGGGGAAATTAGCAGGATTTATAACAGAACGATTTGGAATTGAATGGGGTTACTTAGTATTTTTAGCTTTCTTTATATTTATTGCAATGTTTTTAGTTATTTATGGAACATATTAAGGAGAATGGAATGGAATTAAAAGAAAAACAAAAAAGATATTCTGAATACATAAAAGATCTTAACTCGGAAAACTTATTAAATGAATATGTTGAATGTATAATAGCTAAATCATATTCCCGTAATCCTGTTTCCAAATTTAATGTTTGGAGACTAAAACATATAAAATCACAAATACTAATGATAATGAATAAATAAAAGGAGAATAAAGAATGAACGATAAAAAGATTTATTACAAAGCGGAATTTATTATTTACGATATAACTGCAAAACAATCCACTGAGATATGGGATAAGTTTGTCAATTCTGTTCAGTCTATTGGTGGCTCTCTTACTGGTGATATAAAGAAGATTAATTTAGATGATCTGGTAGGAGAGGATGATGAATATAATACGTGATCTTCCACCTATTCTTTCTAAGAAAGATTGGTGTGCTATTGATCTCGAATTATTTGAAGCAAAGAAATCCAAGTTACATAGACCTACTACTGGTAAATTTGCTTGTCTAACTTTCTGCTATAATGAAGAAGATGTTTATATAATTACAGACAAGACACAAGTTCAAGAAGCATTAGATAGAGTAGACCAGGCTGTTTGGATATTTCATAATGCTAAGTTTGATATTACTCATCTTAGACGTTGGGCTGATGTTCCTTATAGAGCTAGAATATGGGATACCTTATTGATAGATCGTATTCTATGGGGCGGATATTATAATTTATTTGCCTTGAATGATCTTGCTAGACGTTATCTGGATATGGAAATAGATAAAGATATTAAAAGCCGATTTGAAAATGCAACAACATTAGATAAAGAACTAATCAAATACTCGGCTATTGATCCTTTTATTACTAGAAAGATATGCAAAAAACAATACAAATTAGCCAAGAGTAATGCAATAAAAATTTGGAAGGAAGTAGATAGAGATGCAATGTGGGCATTTATTGATATGATGCCTGTAAGGATTGATATAGATAAATGGACTGGTATAGCAAATAAAAATGAAAAGACAACAAAAGAACTAGCAGAGCAATTTGAATTTAATCCTCGTTCATCTATACAAACAAAAAAGTATCTTTCTAAGAATGGATTTCCTAGATTGCGGAATACACAAGAAAAAACCTTGTTAGCTAGATTGACTAATCCTAAACAAGCTACTACCAAAGCAGGCAAGATAACTAAACAACTCTTGCAATATCGCAAGATACAAAAGCGATCTAGTACCTATGGAAAGAATTGGATAAAAAATTATGTAGAAGAAGATGACAAAATATATTCTGATTATAAAGTAATTGGAGCAGAAACTGGCAGGACAAGCTCATCCAGACCAAATATGCAGAACATCCCTGGTAGAGCTACTCCTGTTTATAGAGAATGTTTTATTCCTCATCCTGGACATAAGATGCTAATAGTAGATATGGGACAACAGGAAGCTAGAATAGCTGCTTATCTCTCACAGGATAAAAAGCTAATACATTTGTTTACTCAAACAGATAAAGATATATTTATAGAAATGGCTAAATTAATATATAATGTGAAAATAACAAAAAGTAACCCATTGAGAAAGCAAATAAAGAATATTGTGTATGGATTAACTTATGGAATGTCTCCTGAAGGGTTCACTGATAGATATGGTGGAACTATTACTGATGCAGAGAAAGCATTTAATGATTTCTTTAATGTATTTCCTACTTTAGCATCATTTTTACATATTCAATCCTTGAAGAAACAGTCTGTTTCTACTATAATGGGTAGGAAAATGTATTTGAATGAATACTCTAACCAAGTAGAGCGTAATGCTAAGAATAGTCCTATTCAAGGAACAGCAGCAGATCAACAAAAAGTAGCCATTGGTAGAATATATAAGAAATGGAATGAGCAATTTGATTTTCCGTTTAGTTTAATTATGTTTGTGCATGATGAGTTAGTATTCAGTGTTCCTGAAGATAAAGTAGAAAAAGTAAAGGATTTTGTAGTAAAAGAAATGATACAAGCGGCTGAAGAACAATGCCCTGGTGTACCATTCATTGCCGAGGCAAAAATAGGAAGCAATTGGTCGATAAAATAATGAAAAGGAGAACAATATGACGAACAAAATAGATAAGTGTGAAATTTGTGGAAAAGAGCTTGACAACAAAGCTCTTTGGTTGTGTTTATCGGGATCGTTCCTCCCTATCTGTGGGTTTTGCTCTGATGAGTGTTTAGCAATTTATGCTGCACTCCGAAAATTTTCTGATGAGGAACAAGGAAATAAATAATGATAATAAAATTAGAAAGATATCCACCACTAATAGCAATAACAATTGAAAATGATGATATTGATGCTATTTATGAAACTAAAGATGGTTATGGTAATTTAGTATATGAAATTTACAAAGATAAGATTCACATTAGAGATGTTTATGGTCATTGGGTTACAGATGTATATTATGAATAATTATAAAGGAGAATAATATGAGTGAGAAAATAACAAGATTATGTGATTATTGTGGAGTAAAAACCAATAAGATACAATTATGTTTTTGCCAGATATATATTGATGGAAATCGAACTGGTGATTTTCTAACATATCCCACTTATGACTTTTGCTCGTCTGCGTGTATAGCAAGCTATGTAGATCGTCTACAAAAACTACAAGAGAAGCAAAATGAATGAAAAAGAGGCATTAGAAATTGTTCTTGGCAATCCATTTAAGTGCCCAATATGCAAGAGTAAAGGTTGTGTTCCTATGGCTAACAATCCTGATTCGCCTATCGCTATCATTGGAGAGTTCCCTGGAAAAGAAGAAATAATCAAAGGTAGACCAATGGTAGGCAGAATGGGAGAAGTATTATCTAAAGAATTGGGAAAACTAGGAATAGACTTACAACGATGTAGAATAGGTAATCTCTGGCATCATGCTAAGAACGGAAATGAAGAATGTTTACAATATGGAGCACAACAAGTTGTTACTAACTGTATAGGAAAAGAGGTTATACTTCTATTGGGAAGTGATACAGTAACATATTTTACTGGAAAGAAAGTGAGCAATGTAAGCAGTCTTGTTGTTCCATCAGATTATTTTAGTGGAATAGTATTTGCTAGTGTTAATCCTGCACAAGTATTCCATCAGGGATTAGGGGAATTGAGATTAGCATTACAGAAGTTTGCTAGATATGTAAATGTGAGGAATTTATTATAGGAGAAAATAATGGTAAATGAATTAGAAATAATCACATCGCTAGACCAATCCATAGAAACAAATGGGTCTGAAGATGAGATACTGCAACGAGTAGAACAATTAGTGCAACAAGCAATTAAAGATAAAGATGTAGAGGCTGCCCTAAACATACCAAGACAAATCATCTTGGTACAAAAGATTAGTGGATTGGCATTAGCGAAGGCTATCTACATGATAAAACAAAGCTGGGATGTGTTTGAGATGGATGAACCATTTGAAGATGTTGCCTTTGCTTATTTCGGTAAACACAAGTCCACCATTTCCAGATACGAGAAAATATGGCGTATGCTAGAAGGGTCAAATGTTCCTGACAAATATAAAGAAGATGTCAAACAAATAGGAATACAGTCTCAAATTCCTATTGCCAATCACCTGGATGCGGGATATGAAATAGAAGATGATGATTGGAAAGAGTTAATTGGAGAACCAGATTTTCATTCTGTTTCCGCCAAGCTGAGGGAGTTAAAAGGTAAAGAACCTAGACCCCAAGCTCTTAGTATCTGGATGGAAAGAGACGGCACATTAAAGTGTTCTAAAGGAGGGGGTATATATTATTTAGGTTGGTTGGATATTGATGAGAAGAATGAAATAGTACAACAGGCTATTGAGAGAATTAGGAAACACACAGGAGTATTAGCAAAATGAACTCGTCAGAAGTAATAAATATAAATCCTTGCCCCAAATGTGGGGGTGTGAACATATTATATATAGAAGATATTCTTTACGAAGTATCATATTTGAAATGTAAAAATTGCGGCCATTCGGGAGGACATATACGCACTTCTTATTTATCTAACCATATAAAAACCTTTACCTATAATTGTATGGCAAACTTATGGAATAAAGAAAAAACGGAGTTAGTATAATGAAAATTACTGGTAATGCACCACAAATACCTAGAATAGAGACACAATTCTATTCTTTTGATGAGGCATTTAGAAATAGACAAGGAGCACGAGGTTATCCATTAGGCACAATAGCTGAGTTCTATGGGGCTAATCATACTGGGAAATCTACTGTTGTGTGGTCTCTTTCTGGTCTTATTGGGGCAAAGACTAACAGTGATATAGTATTAGCTGATTTTGAAGGCTTTGATCCTATATTTCTGGAGAGTGTATTTGCATCACAAAAATTTGATGGTGAAATATATTCTGTTGAAGACCCTAAAGATGAAGAAGTCTTAAGTAATTTGCTATATAAAGTTAAAGATAAAGATAATGACTTTCGGATTGGTATACTTGATAGCATTGGGGCTATTTCTCCTATTGCTGAATCAGAAGGCGATTTAGGAGATGCTAATATGGGTAGACGTGCTTTACTTATTAATCAATTCTCCAGAAAAGCATCCCATATATTACTCAATGATAAATCTAAATGTTTCTTCTTGGTTAATCATCAGCATCCTAATATTGGAACAAGAGGCTGGAATACTCCTGGTGGGGAGAGTAAGAAATATTTATCATCTATTAGAGTGCAACTAAAAAGATTGTACAGAAGTAATAAAGAAGAAACCTATCCTGATGGGAGTTATGTTATTAAAGGAACAGTAAAAAAGAACCGCTGGGGATATAAAGATGGTGAATTCTACTTCTTTGTATTAGGTGGTTCTGGAATACATAGAGGACTTACTGCACTATATGATTGTATTATTTTGGGTATAGTTGATATAAAAAGAACAATAAGAATAGGTGATAAAAGCTTTGGCTATCTGAAAGATATTACAGAACAAGCACAATTAGGAAATGATGAGTTCTTCCAACCATTTTATGAGGAAATAGAAAATGAGAAAGCAAGACAAGAAGAAAGTAGAACAAAAAGAGATAAAAATATTGAACCAATCAGTACAGAAACTGAAAACAGTAACGACACAAATTTACAAGATAATTCCACCGAAACCGATTGATTATAATGGACAGATTATCGGCTGTGATCCTGGCACGGTCAACCTAGGATTTGCGCATTATTTTGCTAATAACCTTATTGTTTATCAAGTAAAGATGGTAAGGGATAAAGACCCCATAATAAGAATAGATAATTTCCGAGGTATTATGTCATTGTTGCTTAATGTAGGAATAGGCTTCCCTACTCGTGTTATTGAACCAAGAAAAATGATTATCGAAGGTTCTGCTTTTGGGGCTAGATTTAGACAAGTAGAATTAGGAGAAGCTAGAGCTACTATGGCTATATGGGGAAAAGATCATAGATTTGATGTTCAAATAATAGCCCCTAATAGCATTAGAAAGAATGTCTTTGGTAACGGAAAGATTAAAGCGCAAGAAGTATGGTCTGGATTACCTAATGATGCCCTTGCCGCATTATCATGTATTTATTATTAAAAAGATAAAATATAACTTAATAAGTGACAGCCCCAATTCAAATTTTGGGGCTATTTTATTTTTGAATTATCGGAATACCCAATAAGTTAATTGGTCAGTCGATCCACTGCACCCAGTATAATATAAATTATCTAAATTGTAATTTGCTAGAGGGAATATGTCAGTTTGTCCACCTGCTTCTACTTCCCATCCAGTTACGGTAGTACCAGATACATCATCAATAAAGAAAGGGCCAACATTATCTGAATGCGCCTTAAACATTACTGCCGCACCATACACATCAGGAAACTGATGAGATGTAGTAGACCCAGTAACGTGTCCAATATCATTGTAAATAAAGTTACTATAATAAAATTCTTTTACACCAGGCATAATTACCTCCAACCTCTATTATACTATACGGGGGAATAGAGATTATGATTTTTGTATCGTCTTACTTTCAATTTACCTTCCTTGACATATTTCTTGAGTATATCATGTGCAGTTCGCTTAGGAATGTTATTTTGTTCGCTGAACTGTATCGTTGTTAATTCGTTTGGTTGCTGAGGCTGGTATCTTTCTTTTGTTATTTCTATTATTTCGTTCCATATTTCGTTGTTTTGTTCTATCATAATAATTTTGCTTTAATCCTTGTATCAAAACTCTGTGTAAACTTATACGCTTTACGAATTTGTCCATCCACTATTTCCCATGCTAATATTCCAGCTTGAATTGAATAAACACTTCTAATTATTTGTATTGCAAAATCTCCTGGTACACAAAGAGGAGGCAATACATATATCCAACTTTCATATTCCTTATCTTGAAATGTCATTGTAACTAACTCTTTTAGATAAGTATGATAATGTGCCCTCAATACTATATCAGGTGGTCTGCGTCCTGCAAAGAACTCTGTATACATTAAGTCTTTGAGATAATATCTAGCAGTGTTACCTTTTAGCCAATGCCTAATACCGGCACTCGGCCCATGATGAGCAGTATCAAATATTACACCATCAATATCTAACAACCAATGATACGCTATTTCTGATTGTATCTTTGGATATTCTTTCTTAAGTCTATGACATACATTTATCTCAGAAGAAGCAAATCCAAATGTATGACCGCCAGTACCTTTACTATAAGTTACTGACTTTACATTTTTCTCTTTATACCAAGGGAGCATATTATAATATGCTATTAGCGATTGATCTCCATCTCTGGAACTAACTAGCTCATTAGGATATTTATTTCCTTGTGTCAGATCACCTAATTCAAGCACATGAATAGGGTCTCTATTTGCTAAATCACTTACTTTCTTTATTCCATCTTGTCTTATTTCCCATAATCGTTCTTGTGTTTTTGTAAGGGTAGGTTGTACCCATTCTGAAATTGTTTCTCCATCTTCATGTATTTCCTCCTTAGGAAGCACAGTATTAGGATTGAGTAACCCCAACTTATTACCCCCATGCGAGTCACTCTCTGCAACAACTATACATCGTTTAGATTTCGCCATATATCTCCTCTATATAAATAATATCCATAATAGGTAGCTTCCAAAGAAAACTAATATCAAAAGATATAAAATGAAAACTAAAAAAGTTAGAAATAAAAGTATTGCATTTACTTCCATGATAAACTATTCCAATATCTTTCCCATGCTGGTTTCTTTCTACTATGACTAACCAAGTTAGTACATTTCCATTCACTATCCATACTATACCAGAATAATCCAGTTAGTTCAAGCTCATATCCTTTTTGTATTACATAATCCCAATAATCGGCTTGGTCATTCTCGAATTCGGGATTAGTAATACTATCATATTTGATTAGACTTGTCTCAGTGCAATATAATGGACAATCTGTATACTGTCTAATCATAGAAACATGCTGTTTCATTGTGTCTAAGCTCTGTTTCCAATAAGGATAAGCATGAAAAGAAATAGCATCATATTCAAATTGAGCAAATCCTTCTAGAAATGGTTCTGTATATTCATGGCAAGCTAATGCACCAGCAATTATTGTTACATCAGGGTAAGCAGATTTGATAATTGGATAAATTATACTAAGAAATTCTCCATAATATACTCCACCTTGGTATGGATTATCCCATGTTCCCCATCCCCCATAATAAGGGCGTGCTTCGGAAGACATATAATGTGGGTCTGTATCTGGTTCATTCCAAACCTCCACATATTTTAGATTAAAATCTTCAATAGCTTTTATAACTAGATTAGCATACTTAGCATAATATTCTACCTTTGGCGGGCTGTTTGGATATTCTGGTATCTCTCTAGCATACTCAGCGCATCCTCTTGTTCCCCAAACTACATCTCTATCTTGTAAGAACTCATATATATCCAATAATTTTTGTGTCCATACAATATTACCTTCAGATAACTCACATTCAAACCACTTGATAGCCTTATGTATCCAAGCTCTTGGAGCAACTTGTTCAGGAACTATTTTGCCCTCTATTTGAGTGCCTAATACTTTAGGTTGTTTCTTAGGCTTGAGAATTACCGGAAGGAATGTTTTGAACATTATTGTGAACTATTTTGTGGAACATAATTCCCTATTTGCTGTCGTACAAGCATAGACCATGTTCCATCATCCCTTGCTCTCCACTCTGGGGAGGAAACGATTTGTAATCCATACTCTGCGCATAATGCTTGGTATTCTTCCAAGAACTCTTGTGCTTTAGCTTGTTCTTCGTTTGTCATATTTATTCTCCTATATATTTAGTTTCTATTTCTGTTTCTGCAATTACTTGAGCATCAGACTTAGCGTCATCAATATAATATTGTTTAGCTAATCCTAGAATAGTTTTCTTTACATAATCATCCAAGATACTCAATTTCTGTGCAGTAGTTACATCTTCCCAATCAGATTTTGTACTCCCACCTTCTATATCTTCTATTATCTCTATTTTGCTTCCTAAGAAATTCCTATCAAATAGACAATGAACGGCATCGTCAGCAGTTGAGTTCACTTTCTCTTTGAGTGCTGTATATTCTATTATTAGAGTTGATTGTGTTCCATCTATTGTAATTGTTGCTGTCATAATTTTATTCTCCTAGTCTGCATCAGCTAATAATCCTAAACTTGCCAATGCTGTTTCTAATTCGTTTACTCTTGTTTGTAAGTTGGCTATAACTGACAAGACCGTATTACCCTCATCTTTAGTCACAAACCCGAAAGGCGAACTATTAGTCAAATCCTGAATAGCATAATCGAGAGTGCCTGGTGCTGTGTGAGTGATAGTAGTAAGCTCGTCTGTTATCTCGGTTGGTTGGACAATTGGAGTTGCGTTATAAAAGCCTAGTTTCTGATTTGTAGCCGTCCCAATTTTAGTGCCTGTGGTTGTATCTAAAACTAAATCTAATCCATTACCCGCAATCGCTAGTTTTACATTATCACTACTATCTTGTACCTCTACTATATTAGCTGTTTGAGAAGAGTGAGCTTGGATTATTAGTTGTTGGTCATCTGCAGAACCTTTAATATGACATCTTGCTAATGGAATAGATTCACCTATCCCTACATTGCCACTAGCGTCAATAAGCATTTTAGAATTACCATAACTTCTAAAATCAATAATGGGTCGTGCTGTAAGAGCTGCTGAGGCCACTCTACCATCAAATATTATTGCAGGATTTATACCAGTATCTGTTGTCACCGCACCAATAAAAAAGAGCGGGACATAAGTAGATGATGCTTTAGCATAAAAACTTGGTGCAAATACCCCATCCACAGAGGACGCGTTTAATACTTTTATATATGCAATAGCGTCATCTGATATTGTAAAGGTAGCAATGGTTTCCCCAATAGATGCTATTGCGCTACGGTTGACGGTTAAACCTGTCCCTTGAACATCGAGGGCAGTCCCAGGTGATGCGGTTTGAATGCCCACATCTACAACACTATATAATCTAATATTATTAATATTCATTTTTTCTACATTATTTATTCTATTAGATATGCTTGTTGCAGAGGCGGCATTAATAAATGTGTATCCAGTAGTATTTTGCATTATTGCATAATTCCCCACAGCAGAATGGTCTAGTGTTTCGTTTCCAAAATAGGCGTAGGTGGTTGATGCAGGCCAGTCTCCAATTTCTGCATATCCAATACGAGCATTGTCTGTAGATTGCCCTGTATCTATCTTGAATGTTGGGTTATTAATTCCAACCCCCACCCTTGCATTGGTAGTATCTACATTAAAAACTGGAGTAGTATCTGCCTGCTGTATCTGGAAGAAAGTAGTGCTGTTTGCCCCTATCATAATATCGCCAGCTTTCTCTACCCATATATCCCCCGTTCCACCAGCAGCAAGTCCCAAATTAATCCTTGCATCTGCGGCAGTAGAAGCTGCTGTTCCACCATCAGCTATTGCTAAATCAGTAATTCCAGTGATTTCTCCACTATCTATATTCACATTAGTAAGAGCTTGACTACCCATATCCCATGCACCAGACAAAGCACGAGAACCATCATGTAATAATGCGTATGGGTGATCTTCTTCATCTCCCAATCCCGCTAATGCACCATGGTCTGATACCCCACTGAATGATTCTGTACCTATTCCCGCTCTAACATCCTGCCATACTGCGGTAGTAAAATCTGCCGCGCTCTCTGTGTATACAATAGCAGTAAGACTTGGCAAAAGTTCTAATCCAGGGGGCTTACCTGGTAACGAAGCCATTTCAGCCTCAGCTTTTGTATTATAATAAGCGGTAGGATATATCCATCCTATTTTCTCGCTTTGGTAAATAAATAATGCTTTAACCCATTTATTATTTGGAATAGCGGCTAAGTCATTCCCATCATCGTAATTATCAGTATCTATTTCAGCATTTGTATCATAATCCCAATTTCCACCAGTATGAAAGTGTCTAACAAGATTGGTATTCCTAGATAGTATTTCATTGGCAGTTTTCTTTACAAGAACATCTTTATACAATACACCTGCATCCATTTTTACATCTAATGGATTAGTAACATCTGTATCTTCACTAACACTCATTCCACTTATTATCCGAGTAGGGAATAATGCTCTCAACCCTCTACGAGTATTAGCTGTTGTTTCATTCATTAATGCTGTTTCTCTATAACTATTTATTACACCGTCATAAACAGAAAAGGTAGCAATAGTAATCTCATCGTCTTCAGAAGAAGTTGTTTCTATAACTAATATAGGGCTATTATCATATTTTAGGTAGTTGACATCATTATCAGTTAATATTCCAGTGCCTGCATTAGTAGACACAAAAAGATCATTAGCTTGGTCATATACCTCACCAGAAGTCCAACTAATACCTAATCCTCCGGTTAATCCTATTGTAATTGCTTCCGCTTTCCCTTTATTTAATAAATGATTGAAAGTATCATTCACATTATGCCCATTATGGTCTGGAATATCAGCACTATCTACTTGATTAGAACCAGTTCCCCAATCAATGTGAAAATCCTTTATTACATCATTTGTATCTTCTAGGAAACCAGTATGACCAGCAGAAGCATAATCTAAATGAGAAAGAGCGGCATGGTCAGTAGTATAAGTACCAGTAGATGTACTTCCGCCACCGGTGATCCAAGGTCTTACATCATATATATTATTCCACCCCAGCACTGAGGTAGTTGATGTTAGCCTTATTCCTGCAATAGGAATATAATAATCTTCAGTTAGATCAGGTAATTCATTTACTACTTCACAAGTACCTGTAATGCTTTCACTAAAATAACTACCCGCCTCATAACCAAGCAAGTTAGTAGATTGATCTAAATAAACTAATACTGTTCTAGCATTAGTACCAGTAGGATTATAAGCAAGCAGATCGGCAGTTCCAGTAGTATTAAAGCATTTCCATTCATCGTTGAAGTTATATGGGTATGCACCATGTATCATCAAACAGCTACTTCCAACAGAACCAGAAGGAAATGGTTGCAACGGAAGCATTTGTTCACTGTGTACCCACACTATATCGCTTCCATCAAACGCATGGGTACTACCATGTCGAGGCATATATGGTTCATTGCCCCAACGACTATATACTCCTAAATCTCTACCTTTTACTTGCCATTTTCTCTTATCATCTTTATTACGATAAATTAATACGGGTAAACCAAATACGGGAGCTACCTGTTCATTATATGCTTTTATTGTTTCCGATAAATTATTTCTAACTCTTACATAAACATAACCTTCCTTGCCAGGTACTTCTACTACTTGTCGCCCATCTATATAAAAACCTAATACGCCAGAGATGTAATTAATAACATTCTGTTTTTGTGCATTAGTTTTGGATATAGATTTCTCTAGTCTACGTCTACCAGTCATAATATCTACTCATTGAGTGGAATAATAACCACAGGACTACCAAAATCAGTCCAATCTCCTTTACGAGATGTCTTAGTCATTCCATCGTCATCCGAGAAACAAATATCGCTTGCTTCTAACCAATATATAACATCATCTTTTTGTTTAACAGACCTTCCCAAAGTTATATCAGTCTGTCTAACTGTTTCAGACGAATCTGCACATTTTACTAAATTAAAATCTTCTCCTCCATTATGAGATAACAAGAAAGCAGGCCATCCATCTGTATCATGGCTAGCAATTCTCAACGGAACATCCAACGGGTCAGTTTCTATATGCCAAGCATTACCCATTAAATAAGTATCAAATGTTGTATATGCTCCACCATTATCTCTATAACACTTTGTTTGTGGATCATAAGGAGGTTGAGGAACATAACATTCTATGTCATGTACTATTTTGTCTTCTATAAGTAACTCAAAAGTTGCGCCACCATCTTCCGATCTATATATACCTAGCTCACCACCAACGTAAACAACTAGAGCATCTTGTTGCCCACAATCTATTGCTCTTGCTGTATCATAATTAGTCATTCTCCAAAAGACATAACCTATCATCCCTTGCACATAGGGTGGGTCTTTTGCACCGGCTAAACCAATACCTAATCTTACTCTATCAGGGTCTTTTATCATTTTCCCACTATCGGATTCTGCCGCCTCAATCCATGCTCCATTACCAAAATAGGTATTAAAATAAGCACCCATTTCTATTTCTTCGGCTGGTGTTAGATACAATTTATTTATCCCAGTTAAAGGCAATGCTTTTTGTGTTGGAGTACTATTAAAAAATGAGTTTATATAAGCACTTTCGGGGGCGGGAATTCCTTGACTTGTTCTATATTCAAAAGCAAAATTACTAAGATTAGCATTAGGATTAATAACATTTATAGCTACACCCCAAGGGTTCACATCATCATGTTCATCTTCTCGTCTATGAGTAGTATACCCATGTCCATACCACCAATCTGCCGGTTTATTAATAGAGGTTGTTTGTTTATCAACTTTGAAATCCTCTACTGCATCAGGATTAGTTTCTAATTCTGTTTGTCCCCAACTCCCACCAGCATTGCTAGAATACAAAACATACGTCTTCGCTGTAGATGATGCCACCGCTTCTCTTGTATTAAGCAAAGCATATACTTGATTTCCACTAGCAGGAGACATTACTACTCGTCTAACTTGTGGGTCTAAACTACTAGCACTACCTGTACCCGCATCATACACTTTAGTCCAAGTGGGAGGGTCAGTTTGGAAATTTGTTGTTTTATATATTCCACTATCGGCTGCAACATAGAATGTATCATTGTTGGTATCAGTTTCATCATAACAAGCATCTATAATAAAAGTGCCAGTTAGATTACTTGTTTTATCTATCCAAGTAGTACCAGTAGAGACTGCAAAATCAGGAGTTGTTTTTATCGCATTAGCGGAAGCTACAAATATATCCCCACTCAATGTTGGCGGAATAACTATAATTGGAGGTATGATAATTGGTGGGATAGTATCTCTGGGTGGAATATCTTTAGGTGGCTCATCAGGAATGATTATTGTATCTCCATCAAATCCCTCTGTTACCTCGTGCATTGTGACTGACTGCAATAGGGTTTTGTTTTTAGACTTGTATGTCCAAGTTATTTCTTGTGGAATAAATGGTTTTTCTGTAAATGTTATTCGTTTGGGTGTATCATCAATAGACAGGTTAGCAGATATTATTTCTTGTGGTGCTATATCTAAATTCTTAAATGCACTAGATAAATAATAATTCAATCTAGGATATTGAGCATTCTTCCAAGCATATACATTACCGACTAAGGCATTTAGCTGAGATTGTGATGCTAAAGCTAATCCTTGATGCTCTTCCATCTTGCCTTGTAAGCTAGGCTCTGTACCAGGGGCGCAACCCATAAAAGCATCAAACTTATCTGAAACAGGGCCATAATAAGCTATTCCGCCCATTTCTAAGTAAGAAAGAGCATCAACTTCTCTTCTTTCTAATGATGGTTCGCTCATCCAAAAGTGATCTTCCATTGACAT